TTAGGCGTTCTCGGCAGGTGTAAACCGATACACCTGTGCCGTCTTTTGTGCGGTCGTCTCTTTGGCGGACTGGGCCTCCTCAGCGGTGAGGAAGGCCAGATAGCCCTCGGTCACCTTGAGGCTGGTGTGTCCGAGCTCGTGCTGCAGCTCGTAGATGCCGCCGCGCCCGGTCCGCAGGTAATCGACGGCGAACCGGTGCCGCAGATCGTGGAAGCGGAAGCGTCGGAACTCGCCGCCGTTCTTGGCCGCCTCCGCCGCGAGTAGCCGGCCGTACAGGCTGAAGCGGGTGGCGACGTTCCGGAACGGCTCGCCCTTCGAGTGCCAGAACACCCGCCGCGTCACGAGGCTGACCGGGATCTCCCGGAACAGCTTTACCGCCTCGGGGGACAGCGAAACGACGCGCCGCTTGTTGCCCTTGCCCAGCACCGAGATCGCCTCGCGGTCCAGGTCGACGAACCGCCGCTCGAGGGTGACGAGCTCCTCCTGCCGGCAGCCGGTGAGCAGCGCGGCCCGGATCAGGAACTTCAGGTTCCCAGGCGCCCTGGTGATCGCCGTCTCGATGTCCCGGTCCTCGGGCAGCACGATCGGGTCGCGTCGCTCCTTCATGCGCCGGCTCTGCTGCGCCTCCAGCGCTGGATTCCCGCGCCGCCACTTCTCGTCGACCGCGAACGCCAGCACGCTCGAAAGCGCGGTGAGGTCCCGGCGGATCGTGGCAGTGGTGACCTTCTTGGCACGCCGGGCCTTCACGATGGCCGCGACGGTCTCCTCGTCGATCTCGTCGACGAACAGCCCGGTGAGGTGTGGATCCAAGATGTCGAGCGAGCCGAGGTATCGCTTGAACGTGCGGTCGCCGATATGGTGGACGATGTAGGAGCCCCACTCCTTCAACGCGTCTTCCCAACGCTTACGGTCGTCGCCGAACGAGGCGGCGGCCGTTATCCGTGCGTGCTCCGCGGCCTGGCGGCTGCGCGCAACGACTGGATCACCTGTCTTGAGGCTGAACCGGTATTCCTTGCCGGCGACGGTGAAGCGCGCCCAGAGGGTGCTACCTCGCCAGTAGCAGCCTTCCGGCGCCTTCTTTCGATCTGTGGGCATGGTGGCTTGCTCTCCTGTTCAACAAGCCAGGCGCGGATCGCCGCTTCGTTGAACGTCCACAGCCGACCAATTTTCGCGGCGGACGGCAACTCGCGTCGCGTGGCGAGGCGCTGCACGGTTCGGATGGAGACGCCGAGGATGGCCGCCGCCTCGGTGATTGGGACGCGCTCGGGGGCGCGAACGCTACGCGGCACCGCCCCCTCCTCGCTCTTTCAGCCCGGCGTCCCGCGCCCGGTTCAGGTCCGCCATCATGTCGTGCGAGCCGCCCGGCCGATCCGGGTGCCGCTCGCGGGCGAGCGCGCGGTAGGCCGCCTCGATTGCCATCGGCTGCGCGTTCTCGGGCACGCCCAGCACCACCCACCAAGGCGTTGAGCCCGGCGCCGGCAGAGCCTGGAAACCGCGCATCGAAGCGCGAACCAGGGCGAGCGTGCCGTGCCGCAACTCGACTCGCCGGGCCTCGACGATGTGGTGGATCGCCTGGAGGTTGGCGGCCGGCGTCGCGTAGCGGTCGACCGGGATGCAGCGCTGCTCGCCGTCCCACCTGAACCACACCGCGATTCCCGGGTCGGCCGGCTTCTCGTGCCCGAGCGAGACGTTCGACGAGAGCACGATGTCGGCAACCGGCTTGCCGCTGTCCGATCCGAACAAGCGCAGGCTGTCGCGCACGTTCGTCAGGGCGGCGGCGAGCGTCGTCTTGAACTTGCCCGGCTCCCTGCGCGTCGAGCGCGGGATGAAGTCGGGCCATTGCAGCGGATAGGCCTGGGTCATGGCTGGGCCCGCTCCTTCGGCTGGGCGGCGGCCAATTCGCGGGCGTGCGCGGCGGCCTTGATCTCGTCCGTGAGATCCTTCCCGAGATGCCGGCACTGCGCTGAGGACTGTGCATACACGCACTGCCGATGGCGCGAGCAGGATCCCGGCTTGATGCAGCCGGACGGCCAGGCAGCACTCTGCACATGTCGACTGAGCGCAGAGTTGGCCGGATTTTGCCCGCTGCTTGAGGCCGATAGATCTCGGCACGCCGCCTCCACGCGCGCCCAAATCGCCTTCACCTCCGGCGTCAGGCTGTCCCACGGCTCCACGTCGCGCGGGCGGGCGTGGGCGAAGCGGGCTTCGTAGGCGGCCCGGCCCGGGTCAGGATTGCCGCCTTCCTGGCTGGTGAGATCAAGCTTCCCTTGCTCGGGCGGGATGAGCGCGACATCGATGAAATCGACCACGGTCTCGCGCTCGGTCATCCAGAACGTGTCGGTGATGCCGGAGCAGATGGGATTGAGGATCCGGTCGCGGACGGCGATCAGGGCGTCTTCCAGCCCCTTCCGCCGAGCCTGCATCGCCTCAACCCCCTTCTCGGCCTCGTGGAGACGAGCGCGGAGTTGGGCGGCTTCTTGGAGGATTGGGGCGAGCGGGCCGGAAAGGAGGGTGTCGGCAGCCATCTCAGCACCGTACCCCGTGCTCCATCGTCCGCCAGGGAACGAGAAGCCATGGAAGGCCGCGTTCAGAGATGCGACGATCTCCTCCCGCATCTCCTCGGCCGCCCGGCCGGGATCGGTGGCGGGGCTCTCAAGCATCCGACGCCTCCTTGGTGGACGGGGACTCGGAGGGGGCTTCGTCGCGGAGATCGTTACGGTGCTCGTAGAGCCGCAGCATCAGATCCAGATTGAGCCTGATGTCCTTTTCGACCTCAGGTATCGCGATCTCAGTGCCCGGCAGCGGTTCGCCTTTGGTCGACTTCAACCAAGAGACGTACCGGCGAAGTGAGGCGGTGTGCTCGTCAGCCCAAGCCAAGATGCGGACCGTCTCGTCAAGCGACAGGGCGAGGTCACCCATCACCGCACCTCCCCGGCAGCGTGAAGGGTGCGGAGGGCGAGTTCGATGCGAGAGGCTTGAGCCAGCATCTCTTTCGCGACGTGCGGGTATGCTTCAGGGCTGACCGCACGGTTGCGGAGTAGCGTCGCGTAGAAACCAGGGTCTACGCCTTGAGCTTGATCGACAAGCACGAGGAAGGCTCTCGCCTCCTCGACCGTCATCGGAGGATCGCCTTCGGGCGTTGCGGAGGGCGGGGATGGAGGCGTTTGGGCGGGCGTTGCCGACACGTCGGCCGGGCCATCGTCCTTCGGACCGAGCCCAACGGTCTCGTCACTACGTGCTTCTGTCCCTAACGCGACGGGCTTGCCGGAACGGGCTTGTTCTCCAAGTCCGTAGCCTTCTTCGTAGGCCGCTGCCCAGTGCGCCTTCAAGTAACCGGCTAAGCCGTCTTTGAAGCCCGCACGTCGCTGTTCGTCCGAGGATGCATCCGCTTCTTTTTTTGTTTCAGGCGTTGGCGGGGCGGGGCGCCAAGCCTCAGGCCACAGGCTGCGGTCCTCATTCTCATTCACTGCCCAGCAGCAACCGTCCGACCAGCAAGGCGGGTGCTCACCCTCGCGCGCGGCTATCCACTGGTCGCAGACGTGTTCGTTCGTATCCATGGCTGCACCGGGAACGAGCTTCGCGAGGAAGGTCATCCGTCCGACGCGGACCTCGACTTCCGTGTCCAGCGGGGCTTCGCTGATCGGCTGCCAGCCGCACCCCGCTCCCTTTTGTCCCGGTGTCGAGGCGACGAGCTGGCCGGAACGGATCAGCTTCCGGACGTAGTTCACGCTGGCGGCGATGAAGGCGGCATCGTCAGCTGCGTCCGGACCATCCTCGGGCCGCGTCTCGTTCACGTCCTGGCAGTCGCAGACCATCGTGCCGGCATGCGGGTCCGGGTTGCCGGCGACGAGCCAAGTTCCGTCGCCCCAGGGCGTATCGACGGTGTACCAAACGCCGGGAGTGGCGAAGTTGGACAGTTCGGCCAGCCGTGCGAGTTCGGCCGCATCGTTGGCGCCAGGCGCTGGCACAGGGACGGTCGCGAGGACAGCTTCCCACCAAGCCTGATCGTTCATGATCGAGGCTTCGCGCTTGTCGAGGCGACAGCGGATCACGACGCTGCCATGCAGGGTCTTCCGCATGCGCTCGCTCAGCAAACGCGGCACGAGAACCCAATCGCCCGGCCCTTCAGCGCCCGGTGCTTTGGTTGCGGAGGACATGGTCTTAGGCCTCCGAGGTGGTGAGAGCGGGGGCAAGAAGCCGGGCGATCTCCGGCATGCCGTTGTGCTCGACGCCGTCGAGGAGCCGGCCGGCGGCCTTCTTGCCGATCAGGCAGACGTACTCGCTATCGTCGTCGTGCCGAGTCTCTTGCCAGATCCCGTTGCGGAACTGCCGCAGAATGAGGCTGACCGGGTGTTTCTCGTACCAATCCTCAGCCGGCTTCCAGGCGCCCCACTGCTTGAAGTGGAAAGCCACGCCCGCGGCCGCGCAGGCGTCGCGGATCTGGCGCGCCCAGTCTGGATGCATCGGCCTCGCGCCGGGGCCGCTCTCGCCGCCCACAATCACCCAGTCGAAGCGGCGGTAGCCATCGCAGCGCGGGTTGCCGTTGATGATGACCGAGCCGCGCCCGTTGCACTCGTGGCAGGTGCCCTTCGGCCACCGAGCCAGCATGCCGGTCCCGCCGCAGAGGTCGCAGTGGTCCCGCCGGAAATCGAGATCAATCGGCCCCAGCAGCGGCTCGGCGCTGACGAACAGCGGTCCGGCCCAGCCAATACTCAGGATGTGGCCGGCCCGCTCGTCGTAGCGGCGCTGGTCCTCCGCAGAGATGCCGAGCCAGACGTTCCGCCTGCCGGCACCAACGGGGGCAAGACGCGACCAGTCTGCTTCGGGGGAGATGGCGCGCCCCACCGCGACAATAGCCTCGTGGCGGGCTCGCCGCTCCTCGCCAGGCTGGCCGAGATAGGCCCGCATCCGGTCCGCGCGCTTCGTCAGCACCTGGAAGGTGTGCTGCGGGCACAGCGCCATCACGGCGAACACGCGGTCGATCCAGGCGTCCGGCACGCTCTCATGGAACAGGTCGGACATCGAGTTGACGAACCACGTCGTCGGCTTGCGGCGGCGCAGCGGCAGGGTCAGCGCCTCCTCGACGAAGCGCATCTCGCCGGTCCACACCGGGCCAGCCTTGCTCGGCTGTGTCAGGCCCCGATAGCGATCCTGGCCCATGCGCTCCAGGCGCGCGGCCATCTTCATCGCGTAGCAGTTGGTGCAGCCGGGCGAGACGACGGAACACCCGACGATCGGGTTCCACGTCTGCTCGGTCCACTCAATCGCGCTCTCAGCCATAGCTCAGGCTTCCTCTGTTCTCGCGGTCTGGGTGCGGGGGTGGTCGGGAAGGCGGGTTCGGATCAGTCCCCGTCCCCACGTCCGTCGTTGACCGGCTGCGCGGATAGGCGGGGCCAAGACGTGGCCAACGAAGGCACCTGACGCTGCGGCGTAGGCGAGCAGACCGGCGGCCAGGGCGAGGGAGGAGGCGGTCACAGACCCAGCGCCTTCCGAATATCGAGCTGCGCTTGGAGGTAGCCGTGCGCGAGCCCGTCACGGACGAGATCGGCCATCCGGCGACCGATCATCCCGAGGATGGCATCGTGCAGCGGCTCTGCCGGCTCGTAGAGGTGCCCGCGCCAGTGCAAGCGCGTGATCTCGGTGCCCCGGATCAGCTCGCCCGATTCATCCCGGGCGCCTCGCGGTCTCGCGCGAACGACGACCGCGCCATCCTCGACCGCGCTGTAGATGTCCCAGTCGCCGCGCACGCTGAAGAGGTTCTGGACGTCGTAGCTCACAGGCTATCTCCCGCAGTGATCGCGAGCGCGCCGAGGAGGGGGGGCAAGGGCAAGGGATGGCTGGGAGGCGGTCATGCTGCCTCCTGGTCGGCTTCGTCCTCGGCGCCCCACTCGGCAGCCATCTCGCGTTCAAAGTTCGCCATGCGGTCTGCGTGGGATGCCGGCGTCATGCGGACGATGCGCAGGGCGGCGGCCCACTCCGCGTTCGTCATGGTGTCGGGCTTATCGGTCCACCACAGGACCTCACGCAGGACCTCGTAGACGGTGTGCTCGTCCCACTCGGGCTCGTAGTACCCGGACATCCCGCCGGACATCGGGGTGCCCGGGAGCGGGTGATACGAGCACTCGCAGCGCGGTCGGCCCTTCACGCGGCAGGGATCGCCGGCCCCGTGCGTGCAGCGGATCACCAGGCCGTGGTAGTTCTCGCCGCGCTGCGCCAAGAACACCTCGCCCAGCGAGTCCGGGAAGTGCTTCTGCAGGATCGGTAGCGCCTGCTTGGAGCGCTTCTTGAGCGTGCGGAGGGTCATCATACCGCCGCCTCGCCGCTCGCCGGGTCGGGGGAAGGGGTGGGCGCGGAGGCTTGGTCGGGCCGCTGCCAGAGGCTCAGCCGGCGCTCGTAACCGAGCATCAGCGGGTGCAGCGGATGTCCGTCCTGCGCCGTGCCGAGGCACCAAAGCGGGATGCTATTCGCCTCTGCGATGCCGGCGACTTCCATCCAGCGGCTGCGCAGCCAACGAGGCAACTTCGCGCACGGCCCCCAGGCGACGATCACCTTCTCGGCCCCGCGCATGATCGCGCGAAGGTAGTCCCCTCCGAACGGGCCGATGGGGTCAGCAGCGGTCCGCAGTTCTCGGATGTCCGTTGCCCGGAAAGCGAACAGGTTGCCGACCACGATGTCGCCGAACCCAAGGCGCTCGGAGAAGCCGATCACCTTCCGGATCGTCGCGTCATCCGTCTCGGCGTCGGCGGTCGACGGGTTGACCATGATCCAGGCCACGGTCGGCCCGGCCAAGAAGCCTCCGATGCTGCGCTCCAATCGGTAGCGGTACAGTCCGCAGGGTGAGATGACCGCGCTCATGCGTTCCCTCCGCTCAAGGGGTGGGGATTGGCTTCGGCGACGCGACGGCGGGCGGTGAGGGGCTTCATGCCTGACCTGCTGCAGCCTGCCGGATCCGGTCACCCGCCTTCGCGGCGGCCAGGGCTGGCAATTCCTCCTCATCGCCATCTGGCGAGCAGGACATTGCGGCCGCCACGATCAGGGCGATGAGGCTCGCGGCGCCGATCCCGATGAAGAAGCCGAGGACGAACATCATCGGTTCACCACGGCGAGCGTCGGCCGCTCGTCCACTCTGGCGCGCACAGGCGCGGCTTCCTCGATCTCGACGCGGTCGCCGGCAGCGAGTGCCGCCAGCACCGGCTCGATCACGTCCCAGTGCTGTCCCAGCGTCGCGAGGAGCCGGGCGATGGCGACGAAGTCCCTGCTCTCGTCGAGCACGCGGGTGGTCGCCCGGAGCGTCGAGCGCTCGGAGCAGGCGCCGAGGATCCCGGCGGCTGCGAGGCTGGCCCGGGCCGCGGTCTCGGCCGTCAGGGCGAGGCGCAGCATGTCGGCGGTGNAGATGTTGGAAGCGCTCATTCCGCGGCCTCCATGGCGACCGCCACCGGCATGTCATCGATGTTGCGGTTCACGACCTCGAAGCTGACCGCCACGATCCAGGGATTCGCGAGCCAAGCGCCCTTGCCGTTGATGAAGTCCCAGAGCAGCCAGAATGCTCGAACCGGGTGCTGCGCGTTGACCAAGCCCGGGATGCCGAAGTCGGAATGCTCGGGCGTGCGCAGGTCCTGGATGCCCTCGGCGATCGCGTCGGCGGCCGACATGACGTTCAGCCGCTCGACCCGGACCTCCGTCACCAGGAGCGTGAGCCTCGAAGCCCAGCGAGGCATGAACAGCGACGGCCGGAGCTTCCCGAATGCCCAGAGCGGGTTCCGGTTCTCGGGGTCGGCCTCGTAGGTCACTTTCGTCCGGTCGTCGGCCAGATCCCGCGGCTTCAGGCAGTCGACATTCTGGAGCGTCCGCCACGACTCTCTCACCCACAGCCGATCGCCGACCTGCCAGGGCAGCCGCATCCAGTAGTGCTCGCCCTCGGCATCCACCGGCCATGCGCGCAGGGCCCGCCGCGGGGTCTGCTCCGGCTCGCTCCAGCGCCAGAGCCTGGACGGGACCCAGCGGTGCTCGACATTGAGCATGTCGGGCTGCTGGCAGAACGTCGCCCATTCCGGCGGCTGCGGCTTCAGGATCCGCCGCGTCTGCGTCTTCCGGCCCGCGAGCAGGGCCAGCACCATCGGGGCGCTGAACAGGATGGGACGGTCAGCCATCAGGCCGCCTCCGCCTGATCTGTGCCGAGCAGCTTCGCCACCCGGGCATCGACCTCGGCGAGGAAGGCGACGACGGCCGCCTCGTCCTTCGCGATCTGCGCGTCGTCGCGGTGCAGGCGCTTCACCCACAGCCGCAGGTGCGCAGGGACGCTCGGGTGCCAGGAGGCGAAGTCGCACCACTGGCGGCCGGTCGCCGACATCTGAAAGCGCATTTGCGGCAGGTACTGCTCGGGGATCTGGCCCGTCAGCAGCGTGTCGAGGTGCGTCCGGAGGGTCGGGCACTTCACCTCAAGGAGGCCATCGGCGCCCACGAGTCGATCCGGGCTCGCGCCGGCCATGGCGATCCGCGGGTGCTCGACGAAGCCGACCTGGTCGAGGTCCACGCCAAACAGGAAGGCATAGGCGTCGGCCGCCTGCGGCTCGCGTTCCTGCCCTTCGAGCATGGGCCCGGTCAGGTAGTGCGAGGTCGCCACGCCCGTCAGCCGCTCGCCGACGAGCTCCATCAGGTACCGCTCGCGCTCAGCGGTCGGCTTGCCGTCTCGCTTCACAGTGAGGATGTCGGCGATGCGAGAGGCTGTCGCCTTGCCGGCCCGAGCATCCAACCACTGGGAGCTGCCTTGGATCATCTCGGCCATGATCAGCGCCCCCTCTGGTTGCGGGCGTAGTCGTTGATCATGCTGACCGCCTCGGCGTGCCGGGTGGCGGGCAGATCCGGGATGCTCTCGACCTTGAAGAAGCGCAGGAACTGGTCGATGCGCACGCCGTGCTTCTTGATCAGATCGCGGATCTCGTCGGCTTGGTCGTCGCTGATCACCGGGGCGCCACCGCCGGCTCGGCCGTCGTCGTCCTCGCCGGTNCTGGTGATGTTGAGGATCGCCATCGCGACGTAGCGCTTGCCGTAGCTCGTCGAGGAGCCGACCGCCTGCACCGCGTTCTTCGAGCCGCTGCTGTCGAGAGGCAGCTCCATGGTGGTCTCTTCGGCGTGGCCGTCCCGGTGCATCAGGACGCCAGTCACCGAGAGCTTGCCGCCCGCGTTGCTCCCCACGCGGAAGGTCAGCGAGAACCCGTGCCGCCCCATGGCGGGCCGGATCGCCTCGTTCAAATCCTCCCAGAGGGCGAACTTCGCCTGCTTATCGCCGCGGCCGCGCTCGCGGACGACGGGGAGCTCCTGCTGCAGCTCGGCGAGGGCGGAAGCGAACGCGGCACGGGCGCGCTGCGCCAGGACGCGCTCCTGCATCTGGAGGAGGCGCTCCATCTTGTCGATGTCGACGTTCGGGTCGCACGCGGCCCGCTCGATCATGCTGATGATCGCCGTGGACTCGCTCTGCACGACCGCCGGCGCAGCGGCGCGCTGCTCCTCGACGGTGGCGATCTGCTGCTGGGGCTGGCTCACTGCTGCGTCTCCGTGTTGGACGCGCGCCCGGCCTGCCGCGCAAAGCGCGCGGATTCGGCCTTCACGGCGTCGAGGTGTTCAGGGTCGAAACGGTTGGCGATCGCCGCGGTGCAGATGCGCTGCAGCTCGTACCGGACCGCCTGCATGGCCTCGCCGCTGGCGAGCGTGTCGCCGAACCGGACGTTCGTGCCCTCGAAGGCGCGGACGATCTCGATGGCGAGCATGCGGTTGCCGAACGGCAGAGAGGCGAAGCGCCGGCCGGTGTCGTAGAGGCGCTGTGCGGCCTGCCGGGGCGTCACACCCTCGACGTACGCGGGATGCGTGGCGGCCTTCATCGCGCACCGTCCCGGCGCTCGCGCGCATGGTCGAGGACGGTCACGGACAGCGGCAGCTTGCTCGGCTGCATCTTGTGCGAGAAAGCGCGCAGCTCCGGCAGCAGCACAAAGACCGCATGCGCCGCGTCTTCGTATCGACCAGCGGCGAGCAGATCCTGGAGAGAAGTCACCTCCTGGCGGACGATAGCCAGCGCGATCCGCAGGCGCCGGTTCTCGGCGTTCGCCAGACCGATGGCCCGCTCGCGCACCGCGGCGTTGAAGCCGACGTGCGCCAGGGCGAGATCGGCCTGTATGGTCGAGTAGGGCTGGAGATCGAGCTTGGTCAGAACCTCATCGACGACACCGACGAGGCGATCACGCTCGGTCGGCGTGAGGGGGGCTGCGAGGGCGCTGCTCACTGAACTGCCTCCACGAGATGATTGCGGACTGCCTCGGCCCGTCGTTCGATCATCTCCGGCAGTTCCTCGATGACGACCTGCAGTAGGAGCGCGCAGGCCTTCGGATGCCCCTTGGCCTGGAGCGCGATGGTGAGCGCGAGAGCAGAGGCGACGGCATGGGTGACGTCGGCGTGCTCGCCCGCGCTCTGGATCCGGACAGCCTCCCGGATGCACTGCTGCTCGATGCTGTCGGCGAAGGCGGTCATGCCCGGGCCTCCTGCATGCGGCGCCGGAGCTTGGACGCCGTGACACGCACGCTGACCGGCGCGATGCCGTAGAGCGGGCCCAACTCCTCGGGCGGGACCCCGCGCCCGTAGGCGGTCAGGAACCGCGAAACCTTCGCGTCGGGCCAAGCCTTCGGGCCATGAGGAACCCGGATCGGCATGTCCTTGACGTGCGACCAGACGCATTGCTCGGTCCGGTTCACCTGCAGGCCGATCGCGCCGATCGACATGCCGTTGCTGCGCATCTCGCGCATGCGGGCGCGTTCGTGGTTGGTGACGGGGCGGGGTCTCATGGCGGCGCTACTCCGGCTGGAGGTCTTGGACGATCAGGGCCCGCTCCTTCGCGCTCGGCTCGGTGCGGTGGAGGTGCAGTTCGGTCACCGCCTTCGGCAGGACGGCGAGGAAGGCGCGGGCGGTTGCCACGTCCGGGCACAGCGTGACGCGCACCGGCTGGGCGAGGCCGTTCGAGTTGCCGGAGCCGTCGCGGCGAACCGCGATCACCACGGCGTCGATCAGGTCGGCCGGGTCGAGATCCTTCGGCAGGTAGATCCCGGCGACGTAGATGCGGTTGGAATGGCCGCGCCACTTCGTCAGGGCGAGCGGCGGGCAGCCGACAATCGCAGTGCCGGCGCGCAGCAGTTCCTCACGGGGGAGAGCTTGAGTGGCCGACATCAGCGCCTCCGCTCGAAGGCGCCCGCACCGAGCACATCGCGCGGGGTCAGGCGGTTCTCGTCGTCAGCCTCGGCCGCGACAACGAAGGGGACGCCGGCGGCGTAACGGCGCGGGGCCGGACGGATGCGCTGAGCGGGCTTGCCCTTCGCGGCTTCGAGCGCGCGGCGGGCCCGGAGATCGAGCAGCGCGGCGTCCCAGTTGAAGGGCGCGGTCATGACCGGCCCTCCGCAGAACATACGATGAGGCGAGCGCGCTTGCGGGCGCGGAACCTTGAAGCCGTGGCTCGTCTGCAGGTGATGCAGACGCGGCCGTTGTCGGGCATCCTGTAGAGGTTCGATCCGGAGAGAGGATGTCCGCGTTTGCAGTGCGTCTGACGCGCCTGCGCAGCGGTAATGCCAACGCCCCGGAGCGTATTCACGCCCAACGTGACGGGCTCCATGTGAGCCGGATTGATGCACCTCGGCGTCCGACACAGATGATCAATGACGAGGCCGGCTTGGATCTCTCCGACCGCCAATTCATACGCCAAGCGGTGAGCAAAGACCTGTCTACCGTGAGGTTTCGGTAGAGAAATCAGGCCGTAGCCGCTTCGGCTGCCGGTGCCGAACCAGAGTATGCAGCCGGAGTTGGGCTCCGGCATCGAGAGGGCATCAATCCTCTGCTGCAGTAGTTCGGGCGATGCATCGGTGAGGTGCCAGAACGCGGGCATCTTAGTTGATGCCCTGCGAGGCGCGGCGGGCGGCCAGCGCGTGGTCGAGGGCGTGGCCGATGCCCCAGGGCAGGCCGCCGACGGTGATTATGCCGAGGGCGGCGTAGACCACCATTTCGGTGGCGGAAGCGGTCGAGAGGTAGAGGTCGAGGGCTGCGAGCACGGTGCGCTCCATCGCGGCGGGCGATGGCGTGTTGTAGCACAGCTATAACAGTTCGCAACCGGAAATTTGAGCACAGCTATAACGCGGGGCCACGCGAAACCGTCCACAGGCTGGACGACCTTGGGTTGCGCTCCAAATCCGTTCCTGCTCTGTTCTGTACTCAGGCTATAAAACGGAGGCGCCCATGGGACAGCACACCCTGCTTGCGGTTCAGAGCTTCACGGTCAACGAATGGAACGAGTACACGCCCGACGGGCTGGTCACGGCCACGTCGCCCAGCGACGCGCTTCGGATCGCTGCCCGGGCCCACGATGGCGGCAAGCCGGTGCTGGTCTACTCGCGCACAGGGGACGACAAGGTCGGGGTCTACGACGAGGCGCGGGTGATCGCGCGCGTCGGTGAGATCCCGAACGACCTGGTCGAGGCCTGCCTCGCCGCTTAGCGGGCGTCGTCGAGCGCGACGAGGTGATCGAAACCGTAGGCGCGGGCGATCACCCGCGCTGCGGTCCGTGTCGCATCCAGGGCTTGGGAGGCCTGCTCCTGCGTCAGCGGCAGAGAGCGCATCATGCGCGAGGCGACGGTGGGATTGCGATGCAGCCCCATCGCCATGAGCAGAACCGATTCCGCCTTCGGCAGGCGCTGCCCGGCCGCTCGCGCTGTCGCCTCGCTCTGCTTCGCGCCCCACACAATGAGGTCGATCAGAAGCGTCGCGGTCGGTCCGCGGATCGGCAGCCCGGTCTCGGTGAGGACGCGCACCGCCCAGCGTCGCCGAACGAAGAACAGCACGATCAGCCGTCCGTGCCGGTGCGTCCGACGATCAGCTTCATCATGCCGATGATCTGCTCGCGCTCGCCCTTTTTCGCACGCTCCCACAGCGTCCACACCGCATCGGTATCGGCCGGGTTCCGCATGATCAGGTCGCCGGGCTCGCACCCGTAAAGCGCGGCCAGGGCTTCGAGCAGCGGACGGGTGTAGTTCGTTTTCCCCAGCTCGGTCTGCGACAGGGCGCCGGCGGTGATTCCGAGTTCCTCGGCCACCTGCTCGAGCTTGAGCCCTTTGTGCTCCCGCCACTCGCGCAGGAACACCGGCCGCTGCAGCTTCGGATCGGCGCGAAGTTTACCCATGCTTCAATTATCCGCGGACGCGCGCGGGGCTTGAAGCGAGCACAGCTGCAACCCACTTGCTGGGTCTTTTGAAGCTGTGCTAAAGTCGCTGCATGTCACCTTTGGCTGCCTTCTTCCGTGACAACCCGAAGCGCAAGCGAGTCGAACTCGCACAGGCGGTCGGCGTCACCCCTGGCTTCGTGAGCCAGCTTTGCCGTTCCGGGAAGCCGGGCCGGGTTGTCGCGATTAAGATCGCGGAGTGGACGGGCGGAATCGTCCGCCCGGAACATTGGGACGAGCCGCAGGCGGCTGCCCCCGAAACTGCGGACGCCGCCTGATGCCGGCCGCGCGCGATCTCACCGTCGACCAGCACGGCGTGAAGCAGGCCGGTCGCTACGTCGTGACGTGCGGGATCGCGGCCGCGGGCGGCATCTTCGTGATCGGTGGCGGCTGGGCGCATCTCGACGCCGATGCAGCCGATCACCTCGCCGACCTCCTGCGCGAGCACGCCAAGAACGAGCGTCTCGTCGAGGCTACGGCCGCCCTCATCTGCGAGGCGGCTGCCCCATGACTTTCTTCGATCCTTCTTTCCCCGATCCGCGGCGAGTGCTCGAATGCCACTCCAGCCCGTCGCGGGTGGGCGCCCAGCGAAACTCGCCCGAGTTGGGGCTGGGCGTTCCCCTTTCAGCTCGCCGCGTCGTTGTCAGGGACGCCGCGGCTCGAGCGCCCCGCGGTGTCATCGCAGTGGCCCACCGCGGGGTCGCCCTTTCCGCGCATACGTCGCTCTTCCGCCAAGTCGAAGACGTGCGCGCGCCTGTAAATCCGGATGATTGTTCTGCGTACCGGATCCCCCTGCATCTGCTGATCTCCTCCCGAGTGCTTGGAACACAGCACAAGGAATCCAGCAGATGTGCGAAATCGAAAGAGGCTCGCGCAGAATGATCACAGCCGAAGAGGCCCGGGAGGCCGTCCGGCCGCCGTTATCCCTTCTGGTCAATCACCAAGTCGAGCAGGGCGCCGCTCGGATGCAGGCCTATGGCCGCGTCGCGTCCCTGATCGGCCGCTCCTCCGCCTGGGTTCAGCGTGTCATCGGCCGCGATCCGCGCGCTGCCGTCGGCCTGCACGACGCGGCCAACATCCGAGCCGCCTACGACCGCCTGTGCGCTCGTGTGCAGGCCGACAACGACCGGCTCGACAACGAGCTGGCGGAACTCCTGGGAGACGTCCGAGCGCATGCGCCTGCTCCTGCTTCTACTCGGCAACGTGCGTCGTCGGGCCCTGCTCGTCGCCGTGCGGATCTGCGCTTCCGGCGCGCGCCGCTGATCCCCGTTTCGGCCCTCGCGGCCGCCTGAGAGCTTCGCCCATCCCGGGCTGAAGGAGAGCACCCATGAACGACGCGAAGAAGAACTTCCTGGCCGGCCTGTTCAACGTCGCCCCGCATGAGGTCGAAGGCCTCGTCGGCAAGCTGAAGGACGCGCTGGGCCACGAGGGCGGATCGGACACGACCAGCGTCGAGCCGCGCGTGTCGGCGCTGGAGACGGACGTCGCTGAGCTGCGGAAGACCATCGACGATCTGACGGCGCCCGAGCAGTCGAACGCGGCCTGAAACGCGAACCGCCGCCCGGGCTCAACGGGCGGCGGTGAATCGCTTCGTCTTTCTCACTGGAGAACACCATGGAAACCACAGAGCAGCAGGACGTGCAAGCCGAGACGCTGTCGGGCGACATCCGCGACAGCTTCCTGACCATCTTCCGAGATACGAAGGATCCGTGGGCCAAGCTGCCCGAGTTCGATCAGATGGCGATCAACGCCCGGGTCGAGAAGCTCGCGCAGGATCTGGTGCGGCGCGCGGTATTCATCGCCCTGGACCGCGGCTTCGTCCACATCCCGGTCACCACCGGCAAGGCCGTGTTGGCCGACGGGATCAAGATCGAGGTCTCGGCCTCCCGCATCGCCAAGAACTGCACGATCCTCGGCGAAAACCCGCCCGGTCCGGCCGTGCTGGTGTTTGCCGACGTCGAGGACTTTATCGGCGAGCGCGCTCCCGCGCCGGTGGATCAGGATCAGCCCGGCCTCCCGATCCACGACGAGGACGGCGTGATCGAGGAGGCGTCCGACCTGACCATCGATCAGGCCGAGGAGCTCGTCGCGGGCGCCGAAACCTTCCAGGGCATGACCGTGCGGACCGGTCATCTGCCGGAGGGTGAGCGCCGAGAGAAGCTCGAGGCGGCCGTGCTGGCGAAGGGCGGCAAGCTCTACGCCTACCCCGCGCCGAACGAGAGCATCCGCCGCGAGCGTGAGAAGACCGCGGGCCGCGGCAGCCGCAGGGCTGCCGGCAACGGTCTGCCGAAGTCCGAGATGCCTGCCGCTCCGCACGCCTGATTGGAGCGCAGGCCATGCCCTCGTCCGTCACGATCCGCCTGCCCGGGCCACCCCAGGGTAAGCAGCGCCACCGCTCCCGGGTCGTGGCGGGCAAGGGCGGCAAGTCGTTCGCCAGCCAGTACAGCGACCCGAAGACCGTCGCCTATGAGCGCCGGCTTCGGGCCGCCGCGACCGTCGAGATGGATGGAGCCGCCCTGCTCTCGGGCATGCTCTCCGTCGCCGTGTTCGCCTTCATGCCGATTCCGGCGTCGTGGCCGAAACGCAAGCAGCAGCAGGCCCGCGACCGTCTTATCCGCCCCGTCACGAAGCCCGACTGGGACAACGTCGCCAAGGTCACCGACGCGCTGAACGGCGTCGTCTGGGGCGACGACGCCTCCGTGGTCGATGGCTACGTGCGGAAATTCTACGCCGATGAGCCCGAGCTGGTCGTGCAGGTGTCCGTCGTCGTTCCGGAGGCCGCATGACCTGGGTCATCGTCCAAGAGGGACGCATTCTCTACCGCGGCTCGCGCGAGGAATGCATGGCCACCGCCGAGCGGTTCGGCCTGCTCTTTCACGTCGGCAGCGAGCTCGACGACGCCGGCGAGCCGCGCGGCGTACTTGTCGATGGCCGCCACTGGCATCCGGATGGCACCGAACTGCCCTGCCGGATCGCCCGCGGCACGGTGATGATGCTGGAGCGGATGCTGCCGCGGCGCCTGCGGAGGATCGCGGCGTGAGCGACCGTGACGCCTTCTCGCCTCACATGGAGGCTGTCGCCCGAGCGATGCTCGGCGACCCGAATCCGCGCCTGACGACGCCGAACGAGCTGCGCTACGGCAGCAACGGCTCGCTGTCGATCGACCGCAACGCCGGCATCTGGTTCGACCACGAGCGCCAGGTCGGCGGCGGTGTGCTGGATCTGCTCAAGGACAAGCAGGGCCTGCAGAACGGCTCCGCGCTGGAGTGGCTCCGCGAGCGCGGATTCCTACCGGAGCGCGAGCAGTCGACGCAGTCTGCCCAGACTGCCCGGGCCCGCATCGACAAGGTCTATGACTACGTCGACGAGAACGGCGAGGTGGTCTTTCAGGTCGTCAGGTTCGAGCCGAAGACGTTCCGGCAGCGCCGGCCGGCCACCTTCGGCGAGGACAGCCGGGACGGCTTCGTGTGGTCGGTGAAGGGCATCACGCTCGTTCCGTACCGCCTGATCGAAATCCAGGAAGCCATCGCCAACGGTCACGTCGTGATGATCGTCGAGGGTGAGAAGGATGCCGACGCGCTCTGGTTGCGCGGCATCCCGGCCACCTGCAACCCAATGGGTGCCGGGAAGTGGTCTCCGGACCTGGACCGGCACTTCGAGGGTGCCGACGTCGTGATCCTGCCGGACAACGACGAGCCGGGCCGGAAGCACCGCGATCTCGTTACCGCTCGGCTGTCGTCGGTTGCCAAGCGCATCCGCAGCCTTGAACTGCCGGATCTGCCGGTGAAGGGCGACGTGTCCGACTGGTTGGATGCGGGCGGCTCGGCTGAGCAGCTCTACCACCTGATCGATCGCGGCGCCCGGGCCCCGTGGGACGTGCCGCCGGCCTCGCGCTTTGGCGCGCTCTGGCTGGACGCTATCCCCGGCAAGGTGAGCAACACGCCTTGGATCGTGAAGGGCATCGTGCCCGGCCGTGGCTTCGGAGCCGTCATCGGGCAACCGGGCTGCGGGAAGTCGTTCCTGGCCTTGGACCTGGCCTTCACGGTATCGGTGCTGGCCTTCACCGAGGGCGAGGACTCGCGCTGGTTCGGTCGTCGCGTCCGCCCGATCGGCGTCGTCTACATCGCGGCCGAGGGGCAGACCGGCTTCGTAAAGCGCATCGAGGCGCTGCTGAAGCGCTACCGGGTCGATGACCTCGGCCGCTTCCCCTTCGTCCTGTACCCGACGGCGCTCGACCTCCGGAACCCGGAGGGCGACACCGGGCCGCTGTGCGAGGAGCTGAAGGCGATCGGCGCCCGCATGCAGGAGCGCATGGGCGTCTCGCTCGGCCTGATCATCGTCGACACGCTGAACCGCGTGCTCGCCGGCGGCGACGAGAACGCGCCCGAGGACATGGGCGCCCTGATCCGGAACTGCTCAAGGATCCAGGAGGCGACGAACGGCGCGACCGTCGTTCCGGTCCACCACATGAACGCGGCCGGCACCCGCGAGCGCGGGCATTCCTCTCTGCGTGGCGCCCTGGACTTCATGATCGAGGTCGAGCGCGGCGAGGCCGGCAACACGTGGAAGGTCGCCAAGCAGAAGGACGAGGAGGACGGTCAGGTCTTCTCGTTCACGCTCGCCAGCCAGGTCGTCGGGCTGGACGAGGATGGCGACGCGATCACGTCCTGTCTCGTCGAGGCGGCCGATATGCCCCGCCTCGCTTCACAGCCCCGCCGGGCCAAGCTGCCGCCGCAGGCGCTCAACGCCTACAACATCCTGTTCCGCTACTGCGACGACAACGGGCAACGCCGCTACCTGCTTGGCCGGGACCGCGTCTGCATCACCGTGCAGGCCTGGCAGGACGAGTGCCGGCGCCAGAACCTCGTCGCGCCCGGCAGCGGTGACGATGCCTTCCGTAAGGCCTTCCAGCGCGCTTTCGACACGCTCCGCGCCGACCAGCGCGTGGGTGTGGAAGGGGATTTCGTGTTCCCGATCCTGAAGAAGTTCGACACCTCCTGACGGGCTCCGCCGCCGGACAAGATCCGGACAAAACGCGGACGAAATCCTGTCCGGGCAGGCGCAAGCCTCAACCCATCGACAGCAACTTTTGTCCAGCCTTTGTCCAGAGCGTGTCCGGTCAGTCCGCCAACAATCTCAGAGGCTTAGCGATGACCGGAGCATGCCGCTTGTCCAGTCCTGTCCGAAACTTGTCCGGCCTCGCGCGCGCTCGCGCACATACGCGGGGTTTAGACTCCTCGGGTAGTTATAGGGATCTCTTACAGAGATCCCGATATAACTACCCTCGTAAGCGTACAGGATCCGCGCGCGAGACCGCCGCGCAGGGTGCCGACGGGTCCGCGCTTGGAGCGCTCCCCCGTCCGTCGAGCCTGGATCGGGTCCCGGTATGAGCCGCCGCCAGACGGCCCTCGCCCACGGCGCCGGCGAGACGGGCGCCTCCCGCAACCACCGCGACGTGGTGCTGGTCGAGCGCCCGGTGCCCGGCGCGCCCGGCGTCACGCGCCAGGTCACCGTCAACCGCCGCGTCGACACGCTGGCCCACGAACGGGCCCAGAAGCGGATCAGCCACGAGGAGTTCTGGACCGGACGGGCGATGCAGGCGGTCTGGGAGGGCCAGGACGGCAGCCGCATCTCCGGCGCCGACTGGTCCGGGGGCAGCCGACGCAGCGGGATCACGGACGGCCTCACCGCCGCGGAGATCCTCGCCATTCGCCGGCTCGTCGGCGCCCGGGAGGCTGAGCGGCTGAACACCGAGATCCGCGACGCCGTCGGCCGCCAGGGACTGATCGAGCTGCGCGCCGTCCTTTGCGGTCACGGCTTCTTCGCCGACATGGCCGCCGCAGAGGGCCGATCCGGTGAGCGGGCCGCGTCCGAGATCGCCAGCCGATTCCGCTGGCTGCTGCGGCAGGCCACCCGGGCGCTGAGCGGGGCGACAGACGAGCCGGAGCAGGCTATGATCCGGGGCTTCAGGAGAGCTTGATGCGCACGGTCATCTACGACGCCGAGGACATGGAGCCGATCACGGTTATCGACGTGCCCGGCCAGTACCTGCGCGAGATCGAGGCCGGCAAGCGCGGCCCGGAGTTGCGGTTTATGGCGATGTTGCCGCTTTCCGCCATGGACTTTCGGCCGAACGATGAGCCGTTGATGCCGACCAAAAACAACATCGTGACGATCCGCTTCGAGCCGATCTGGAAAGGCCAGAAACGACTGATGTGGCTGGCGACAACGCAGGACGGAGAGACGGCTTTGCTTCTGCGCTCCACCTTCTTGCCAGGGCAGCAGGGCGAGGTTGAGCGCGAGCGCCAAAAGGCGTTTATGCGGGGGTTCATGGCGGCGATCGCGTAGCCGCCGCCCACAGGCTCGCAGCCCCCTGACGTTGACACCCGACGGCGCCTCTGCCAGCCATCAGTACGCCGCGCAGTGCGCCCGCGATCCCTCACCGGGTCCGCGGGCGTTGTCGTTTCTGGGGTTTGGCATGGGTGGATCGGCAAGGTCTTCGGCTTGGGTCATTGAGCTTGCGACGCGCGTCACCTCGCGCTTCCTGCAGGAAGGTGGCGACCGCCTGCTGTCTTGGACCGTGGACGAGGGAAAGGCGCGATTGTTCGACACGCACGAAGCGGCCGAGGCATTTGCCCGTCGTCACTTGAGCGGGTCGTTCCGCGTAGTGAAGCGCATCCATCGGATGGCAGCGTGAAGCGCCGCCCGCTTTCGGACCGGATGAGCTTCGAGGAGTGAGGTGGTGATGCCGGAGTGGGTGAGCCTTCTGGCTCTCTGCACGTTCGTCGCAGGAGTAGCCTTTTGCGTCGGCGGTGTGGTCGGCGCTCGCCTTCAGCTGAAGGCGCTTTCGGACCGGAAGAGTTCGAAGGACTGAGACGGTGTTCCTGAACGTGCAGCAGATTGGAGCCTTGCCAGGTTGGATGCAGGGCTTGCTGTTTGCCGCATGGGTCCTGTTCGTCGTGACGTCCACCCTCCTGCTGGTGCGTGTCGCGGCCGGTCGCTGAAATCGAAATCAATCAGAGAAATCAGAGCAATCAATCATGGCACGTGGTGGAGCGCGAACGGGGGCGGGGCGGAAGCCTGGATCGCTCACGAAGCGCACCCGCGAGGTCGCTGAAGCTCTGATGGTCGAGGGTGTGACGCCGCTGGAGATCATGCTGGGCGCCGCTCGGGCCGTGTGGTCGGAGGCGACGAAGGGCGACCGGATCGACCTCGACAAGGCCGCTGCTGCCGCCGCGATCGCCAAGGACGCGGCCCCCTACGTCCACCCGAAGCTCGCCAGCATCGAGCACACCGGCAAGGACGGCGAGGCGCTGATCCCCGCGACCGACCCCTCGGACGTCGCCCGCCGCGTCGCCTTCATGCTCGCCAGCGGCGCGGCCGCGCAGGCACCGAAAGAGGACTGAACGCGATGCACGCGCTGCCAGACGGCTCAGGCTTCTTCATCGCCGAGGTCGACGTCAATGCGCCGCCGGGCGATCCCATCTGTTGGAACCCCTGGAACAAGGTTGTCCAGGATCACCGCGACGGCACTATCCATCACGATCTGACGAACGCAGAGCGTGTGAAGCGCGGGCTCCCGACGCCGTGGGTTCCGGCCTTCGGCGATACTGAGCCGTTCGAGCGGCCCATCTTCTAGGACTGACCCCCATGCAGACCCGCTACCGCACGCTGCTCCTCGCCGGGGCGGCGTCTCTCGCCATGTCCGCAGCCGTGGCCCAGGTCACGACGAACGGCGTGCCCTCGACCATTTCGCAAATCGTGCAGGTGGTCTGGAACGGGCAGAACATCTCGGCGGGCAACCCCCTGCCGGTGAACATCGTCTCGGGCGGCAGCTCGGCGGGCTCGGTGACCGCGGCCGGCACGAACGGCACGCAGGCCCAGGCAGTGCAGGGCATCACGGGCGGCGTGCCCGTCGCGATCCAGGGCGGCAACGCGTCCGCGGTCAAGACGGACGGCTCGGCGACGACGCAGCCGGTCTCTGGCACCGTAGCGACCAGCAACGGCGCGCTCGATGCCACGGTCACCGCCCGCCTCGGGACGCTGGGCCAGAAGGCTTCAGCCGGGTCCGCGCCGGTCGTCCTCGCGTCGGATCAGAGCCCCGTATCGATCGCGACGACGCGCTCCACCTCCTACGCGGATGCCGCGTTCTCCGGCATCGCGGCCAACGCGGCGCTGTACGGCACCACCCGCACCAGCATCTCCAGCGCCTCGAAGTTCAACGTCTGGGCCGGTTGCTCGGTGGCCGGCGCGTCGGTGCTGCTGCTGGGCTCGAACGACGGATTCGCGAGCACGTCGGTCGTGATCGCCTCCTCGACCATCGCCGCCGGGTCGGCCGCCGCGAGCGGAGAGACCAGCGTGGCCGGGACGACGATCAGCGCACCGGTGATGTTCACTTCGTATCGCGGTCGCGTCTCGAACGGCGGCACGGTGAACAACTGCACCCTCGTGTCGAGCTTCACGGCGAACTGACCATGCGCGCGCGGCTGCTCCTCCTCGCGGCGCTCGGCGCCTGGGCCGCCCCGGCCGGGGCGCAGAATGCCGTCTCGATCTACCCGCCGCCGCCGTCCGCGTCGGCCCAGGACCTCGCCGACGTTCGCGGCCTCGTCCCGGCACCATGCGGTGCGGTGCCGAGCGCCGACACGCTGAACGGCTCGGCGGGCTCGGCGAACTGCTACGTGCCGAAGGATGCCTCTCGCCCGACCGCGGTGCAGGCGGCCAACGTGCAGACCAACGCGTCGGACGGATCCTGGTCGGTGACCTGGGGCCGCTCGTTCGTCTCGGCGACGCCCGTCATCCTTCCGATCCCGATCAACACGGGCGCCATGCCGCTGGTCTGCAACGTCGTCACGCGATCCGCGACGGCCGCCACCGGCAAGTGCTGGCAGAGCACGACCACCACCCTCGGCGGCACGCTGCTCGGCCTGCTGGTCAATCCGTTCGGCTCCGCTGCCGGCAGCGCGTCGGTGATGGTCATCGGCCGCGAGCCGACGCAGTGAGAGGAGGAGACCCCACCATGCCCCGTTACAAGCTCACCCCCATGCAGGACCTGCCCCCGGCCTTCGCCGAGTCGCATTCCGAGGTCGCCCACGACGGCGACGAGGCCTCGGTGTCCCAGCGCCTGAACGACCTGCATGCCCTCACCGGCGTGCCGTTCGAGGCGAACGAGGACACCGGCGAGGACGGCGAGACCAAGCCCAAGCGCAAGCGCCAGGGCTGAACGAGACCGCGGCCGTGGCCCTCCTCGACGATCTGATCGGACGCATCACCGGCATGCCGGCGGACGCGCGCGCTCAGCTCGAGAAGGAGGTCATGGCCGCGACGGCGGGGCGGTTCTTCATCCCCTCGCCCGGTCCGCAGACCGAGGCCTATCTGAGCCAGGCCGACGAGGTCTACTACGGCGGTGAGGCCGGCGGCGGGAAGTCCGCGCTGCTGGTCGGGCTGGCGCTCGAGGAGCACACCGACAGCCTGATCCTGCGCCGCGTGAACGACGACGCGAAGGACATCGCCAAGGTCGCCCGGGAGTTCGTCGGTGAGGCCGGTTCCTACAACGGCCAGGACCGGATCCTGCGCGTGAACGACCGCGAGGTCCGGTTCGGCGGCTGCCAGTTCGAGGAGGACAAGGAGCGGTACAAGGGCCGCGCCAAGGACTTCTACGGCTTCGACGAGATCGGCGACTTCACCGAATCGCAGTACCTGTTCATCACCACCTGGAACCGCTCGGCCAAGCCCGGGCAGCGCTGCCGCATCATGGCGGCCGGTAACCCGCCGACCCGGCCCGAGGGCCTCTGGGTGCTGAAGCGCTGGGCCGCGTGGCTCGACCCCGCCCACCCGAAGCCGGCCCGCCCCGGCGAGCTGCGCTGGTACGTGCGCACCGACGAGGGCGAGGAGATCGAGGTCGAGGGCCGCGGGCCGCACCGCATGGGCCTGGAGGTCCTGCACGCCCGGTCCCGCACGTTCATCCGGGCCCGGCTCGACGACAACCCGTTCCTCCGGGAGACCGATTACCGGGCCAGCCTGGATTCGCTCCCGCCGGAGCTGCGCCGCGCCTACCGCGACGGCGTGTTCACCTCCGACCTCGCCGACGATGCGTGGCAGCTCATCCCGACCGAATGGGTGCTGGCCGCGCAGTCGCGCTGGCGGCCGATCGGTAACGCCGGCCTGTCGATGACGGCTATGGCTGTGGACCCAGCCGGCGGCGGCCAGGACGCTGCGGAGATGGCCGCGCGCTACGGCGGCTGGGTCTCGCCGTTCGTGTCCGTGAAGGGGCCCGAGACCGCTGACGGCAACGCGATGGCCGGCCGCGTGGTCATGATGCGCCGGAACGACTGCCCGGTGGTGGTGGATGCCGGCGGCGGCTACGGCGGCGCGATCACGCTCCGGCTGCGCGACAACGGCATCGAGGCCGCAGCCTTCAACGGGGCCAACGCGAGCACGGCGACGACCCGAGACGCCGCGAAGGTCTCGTTCGCCAACCGCCGCGCCGAAGCGTTCTGGCGGCTGCGTGAGGCGCTCGATCCGACGCAGGAAGGCGGCTCGATCGTGGCGCTCCCGCCGGACAACGAGCTGAAGGCCGACCTCTGCGCCATTCGGTACGAGAACACCCGGACCGGCTTCAAGATCGAGGCGAAGGAGGACATCCGCGCCCGCATCGGCCGGTCCCCGGGCAAAGCCGACGTCTGCGCGATGCTGTTCGATCAGGCCGAGAAGATGGTCCAGCGGGCGAAGGCGCAGCGCTCAGCGGGCGACCGCCCGACGACGGCGAACATGGGCGCGCGGCATGCAGCCGTGCATGCGCGAAGGAGAGCTTGATGTCTCGCAGATGGCGCAACCGCAACCGCTGGAGCGACAACGATCGCAACTGGGGACCGTTCACCTATGCCCGCGACGGGCTCGGATATCGCCCCCTGGCGGTCGTTCTGAAGTCGCGTGGCGACGATGACGACGAGAGCGGCGACTGCACGCTGCGGGTCAGCGGCTTCGGCCACACGCTGATCATGACCATGCCGCCACTCATCCGCCCATACCGACGTTGGGTCGACCTGTCCAATAGCCAGTTCTATGGCCCGGACGGCGCACCGCAACCGAAGCGGCCGGATGCTGGATATTGGGACGTTCATTCGTGCCAGTACGGCTTTTCGCTGGCCGGTGCGGGTGACGTCGGCGGCAGCAGCTTCCTGCAGGTGTTCCTCGGCCCACAGACACACAGCAGCTCCACAACCAAGTCGTGGTCGAAGTTCCTGCCGTGGACCGAGTGGCGGCATGTTCGGCGCAGCCTGTACGGCCTCGACGGGGAACACGTCTGGACCGAACCGCCAGGAGGCTGGCGACTCGGCGATGGAAGCTACGAGGCCCGGAAGGCTGCTGAGGAGGCCTGCCCGTCGCGGACCTTCGCGTTCCGTGACTTTGATGGAGAGGCGCTGACCGTCCAGACCCGGATCGAGGAGCGCGAGTGGCGCTTCGGCTCTGGGTGGTTCCGGTGGCTATCGATCTTCCGGAAACCGATGATTCATCGCTCGCTGGATCTTCAGTTCTCCGGCGAGACCGGCAAGCGAAAGGGTTCCTGGAAGGGCGGCACGATCGGCCACGCTATCGAGATGCTGCCGGGCGAACTGCACGAGCCTGCGTTCCGCCGCTACTGCGCCGAGCACGATATGACGTTCGGCCACGGCGAGCAGCCGGTCACCGCTGAGACGGCCCCGGCATGACCGCCGAGTTCTGGTTCAACGAGTACCGCATGCCCGATGGCAGCCGCCGGGTGATGCTCGCCGGCTTCTCCCGCGCCGTCGCCGTCTGGGTCGGCGGCCATGTGCAGGGTCTGATCGGCGCGCTGGTGGTGCTCCGGTGGCGCGTCGTGGCGCGGATGCCGGCTGTGTTCGAGAGGAGGATTTGATGCATTCCATTCGAGACAACTGCTTCGATGGCGGTGTTTGTGGCGTGGTCGGTCCCCAGGCCAAATTCGCGGAGGCTCCACAATCGATTGCTTCAGCAATCAATGCTCTGCACGAAATCTCCGATCTCATGAGTGGCTTGCGGAAGGAGGCGAGCGGCATCCTTGATACGCTGACCAGCGACCCCAGAGGCGATGAGAAGGATGAGGGGCCGAGCGTACAGAGCGGCCCCGAAGCGATGGTTGAGCATCTCCATACCGTCGTGCGTGGCATCCGACGCGATGCGCGGCAGATCGATCAGTTGCTCTCGATGATCCGTCATCGAGTCGGCTGAGCGCCCCCACTTTCTGCCACGAGGTGCTCCGATGACCGCCCTGTTCTCGCCCCCCAAGATCAACATGCCGGCGCCCACGGTCGCGGCCCCGACGCCGATGCCCGACACGCAGGACCCGCAGGTGCTGGAGGCCCGCAAGCGCGCCCTCGCCGATGCCGCGACCCGTGGCGGCCGCGCGAGCACGCTAATGGGCGGCGGCGTGGGCGACACGGCGCTGGGGGCGTCCGGCGCCGTGGCGGCGGGCGGGGGAACGACCGCGGGCGACAGCTACGCGAACAGCACGCTCGGAGGCGGCCGGTAATCATGAAGGCCCGCGTCGAAGACCTCCGCGGCCAGGGCGACGCCCTGTTCAGCCGACGCTCGGGCCTGATGGCAGCCTGGCAGGAGATCGCCGAGAACTTCCACCCCCTGCGCTCCGACTTCACCCGCCACGACGCCTACGGCTACACCGAGGGCCGCGAGTGGATGGACGGCCTCATGACCGGCTCGCCCGTGCTCGCCCACCGGGAGCTGTCCGACCAGTTCGCCGCCATGCTCCGGCCGAAGGGCAAGGACTGGTTCGGCATGACCGTCGAGGACGAGCGGGTCGCCCAGGATTCCACCGTGAAGGCGTGGTTTCAGGCCAAGGCCGCGACCATGCGCCGGATCATGTACGACACGCAGGCCGGCTTCACCCGGGCGACGAAGGAGGGTGACGCCGACTTCGCCGCGTTCGGGCAGACCGTGCAGTCGATCGAGCTCAACGCCGCCGCGAACGGGCTGCTGTTCCGCTGCTGGCATCTGCGCGACTGCGCCTGGGCCGAGGACGCCCACCGCAAGATCGACACGATGCACCGGAAGTGGAAGCTGCCTGCCCGGTCCGTGCTGAAGTTCTGGCCCACCAAGGTGGACGCCAAGCTGCGCGAGAAGGCGCAGAAGGATCCGAACGGCCTGGTCAGCCTCCGGCACATCGTCCTGCCGTCCGACGAATACGACTTCGTGAACCCGCGCCCGAAGGCGCAGACCGCGAAGTTCCCGTTCGTATCGATCTACATCGACTGCGACCACGACACGATCCTCGAAGAGACGCCGCTGCGGCGCTCGCCGTACATCGTGCCGCGCTGGGTCACGGTCTCGGGCTCGGCCTACGCGCACAGCCCCGCGACCGTGGTGGGCCTGTCCGACGCGCGGCTGCTCCAGCGCATGACCTTCACGCTCCTGGAGGCGGCCGAGAAGGCGGTGAACCCGCCTCTGATCGCGCAGGGCAACCAGCTTCAGGGCGGCGCGAACACCTACCCCGGTGGCATCACGTGGGTGGATGCCGATTACGACGAACGGAAGGGCGAGGCGATCCGCGTCCTTGACGCCATGACGCAGAAAACCGGCATCCAGTTCGGGCTCAACATGACCCAGAACGCCGAGATGATGATCAAGCGGGCGTTCTACCTCGATCAGATCCGGCTCCCGCCTGCGGGCGAGGCGATGACCGCCACCGAGGTCCGCATGCGCACCGAGGAGTATATCCGGGCAGCCCTGCCGCTCTTCGAGCCGATGGAGACCGACTACAACGGGGCCATCTGCGAGGAGGTGTTCAACCTCGCCCTGGAGAACGGCGCGTTCGGCAACCTGTCGGACATGCCCCGGCTGCTCGCCGGCCAGGAGGTGCGGTTCTCGTTCGAGAGCCCGTTGCAGGCTGCGGCCGGCCAGCAGAAGGCGGTCGCGTTCCAGCAGGCCGGGCAGCTCCTCGCCGCGGCGATGCAGATCGATCCCATGTCGGTGGTCGAGTTCGACACCCGCAAGGCCTTCCGCGACGGCCTCGACGGGCTGGGCGAACCGTCCTGGATTGTGGACGACGAGCAGGCGCAGAGGGCCCGCGCCCAGGCCGCGCAGCGCCAGAAGGAGCAGCAGGACGCTCAGCACGTCGCCGACGTAGCGAACGCGGGCGGCGCGGTGGCGGGCGCGGTGCAGCAGGGCCAGGCCGCGGGCCTCCTGCCGGCACCGCCCCAGGCGAACGCGGTTGAGGGCGCGCCGGTATGAGCCGCAAAGTCACACGCCTACCCACGGCAGCGAAGCGCCGGGTGCGCAACCCTGTCGCTCTGGACCAGACGGGGAACGTGGAGTTCCTCGGCGGCTTCAGCCGGGTAGCCGTGCCCGCCGAGCGAGTGCTGCATCAGGCGGGACTCGCGGGGCTCACGCAGGTGGTCGTCGTTGGGGTCGACCCCGATGGCGCACTGTATTTCGCCGGCAGCGAGGCCAAGTTCGCTGACGTCCTATGGCTGATCGAACTCGCCAAGAAGCAGCTGTTGGAGAACGCAGCTTCGTGACCCGCCCCGTCGTCACGCCCCCGCGCGAGCCATGGCACCCGGCCCAGCCCACGAAGGCGCAGTCCCTCGCGATCCGCGCGCTCCAGGCCGGCACCGCCAGCGAGGGGCAGCAGAAGCTCGCCCTCGCCTGGATCATCGCAGACGCGGCGCGGACCTATGACCAGCCCTTCCGGCCCGGGGGCGCCGACGGGGCCCGGGCCACGGATTTCTCGGCGGGCATGATGTTCGTCGGGCAGCAGATCGTCCGAGTGCTGAACGCGCTCGACCCCAACACCCTGGAGGGACCAGCGCATGGCGCTTGAGGACACCACCGCTCTCGGGAGCGGCACCGTGCAGACCGAGCAGACCAACCCCGGGGGCCAGTCGGCCCCCGATGCACGTCAGGGCCAGGGCGGCGATCAGGGCGGAAGCCCTCCCCCCGCTGGTGGGGAGGGTGGGGGTGAGGGGCGTTCCCTCGCGCAGGGCGGCGGCGAGGAGCGCCCCGATCCGACCCCAACCGCGAAGTGGCCCGACGACTGGCGGCAGCAGCTCGCCGGTGGGGACGAGGCCCTGCTGAAGCAGCTCAACCGCTACGCCTCCCCGGCGAACTACGCGAAGGCCGGCTTCGAGGCGCAGCAGCGTCTCCGCGCCGGCCAGGCCAAGGAGCCCCTGCCGGAGAACCCGACGCCGGAGCAGGTCACCGCCTGGCGCAAGGACAACGGGATTCCCGAGGCGCCCGACGGCTACAAGATCGAGCCCGGCGACGGGCTGGTGTTCGGCGAAGCCGACAAGCCGATGCTGGATGCCTTCCGGGCGTTCGCGCACGAGCGCAACTGGACCCCGGCCCAGGTCAACCAGGGCGCCGCGTTCGTGGCCCAGCATGCTGAGCAGCAGCGCGCGGCCATGGACGAGGCCGACAAGAGCTTCCGCGGCGAAGCCCAGGAGACGCTACGCGAGGAGTGGGGGCGCGAGTTCCAGGCCAACATCGCTGGCCTTCAGAACGTCGTGAATCGGTACAGCGAGCCCGGCACCCTGGATCTGCTGATGGGCGGACGGACCGCCGATGGGCGGCTGATCGGCGATAACCCGGCGGTGCTGCGGCTGCTCTCGACCATGGCCCGCGAGATCAACCCGCTCGGCACCGTCGTCCCGGCCGGCACGCAGGACGGCGGCAAGGCCATCGAGACCGAACTGGCTGAGCTGAAGCAGATGATGCGGAACGATCCGGACGCCTACTACAAGGCCGACGATGGCAAGAACGAGAAGCGCTACCGACAGCTGTTGGAAGTGCAGGCCAAAGTACGTCAGCGGGGTTGACCTTTCTCCGTGGCTAAGGCAGCAATTCAGCACGCGGAGCGACCAGTGTCAGCACTGGCCCCCTCGCCAAAGCGAAGCCCCTTCGAGCGCTTCACCCGGCCCCGCCTTGGCGGCCACCCCGGGTCCCCGCCGAAGGCCACCCTGTCGCAGCGGCTCACCCGAGACCTCTGAGCACGACAGGAGCGCGGCGCGATGGCCGACTACGCTTTTCTCACCCAGTTCAAGGACGAGTACGAGGCCGCGTTCGAGCGCCGGACCTCGGATCTGAGCCTCGTCGTCAACACCGACGTGCAGACCAAGGGCAACCAGGCGGTGTGGGACATCGTCGGGTCGAGCGGCAGCGCCGTGACCCGCGGCCTCAACGGCTACATCCCGGCCGCGACCCCGGACGAGAACCAGGTGTCCATCTTCCTCAAGGAGTGGCACGCCCTCGACCGGAAGACCGGCTACAACATCTTCGCCTCGCAGGGCGATGGTCGGAAGAAGCTGTCCGACTCGGTGGCCGCCAAGATGGCCCGCCAGGTCGATGCCGACATCACCGGCGTGCTGGCAGGCGCGACGAACACCGGCGTCGGTGGCCCGATCACCCTCGCGATGATCCAGGCCAACCTCGCCAAGCTCGGGCGCCAGGACGTGCCGATCGAGAACCCGGACGACATCGTGGTCGTCGCCTCGATCGCGGCCCGCGCCGAGCTGTACCAGATCAACCAGTTCACCTCGCACGACTGGAACGAGATCAAGCCGCTCGCCGGCCCGGTCCGGAAGCTGGCGCGCTGGGCGGGCGTGACCTGGGTGTTCACCAACTCGCTGCCGGGCGCCGGCACCGCGAACGAGACCCTGTTCATGTTCCACAAGGACGCGGTCGGCCACGCCGCCAACGTCACCGAGGCCGTCGTCGAGGCGGACCGGAACGCCGAGCAGGATTACTCCTGGGCGCGGGCGACCCAGTACATGGGCTCGACGATCCTTCAGCAGAAGGGCGTCCTCAAGTTCACGCACGACGGCACGATCGCGCCGTAAGCCGCTGAGCAACTGATCGGGGCCCCGGCCCCGGTCCTCGCCGCATCCATCTCGAGGAGGCCAGCGTGCCCTACGACATCATCCACGGTCCCAGCATCGTTCAGCAGGACGTCACCAATTCCGCCCCGGGCGAGTTCGAATTCTCCGGCTCCGACGCCGCCGCGGTGGTCGCGGCCAACGGCTACATCACCGACGGCGTCGCCCGGCGGATGAAGGTCGGCAGCCGCGTCCGGTACACGCAGATCAGCGTGAACCCGCCGGTGGTGACCCTGCACGAGGTGCTCGCGCTCAACGCGAACGGCTCGATCGATCTGAGCGACGGCACCACCCTCGCCACCACGAACGCCGGCTGAGCGTCGGCGCCTCACGAAGCCTTCCGCGGGCGGTCCTCACGGGCCGCCCTTTTTCATGGAGAGAACGATGTCGGTGCAGCTGCGGGAGCGAGATTTCCAGGAGATCGGGTTCGGCCAGGAGCAGCGCGCCATCGTCGCGCCGCACGGCACCGAGCCGGCCGATCTGGAGCGGCCGGAGTTCTGGGCTTCGGTCCAGCGCTGGCTCAAGCCCTGGGCCCGCTACAGCATCCGGGCCGCCGACGGCTCGTTCTACCTCGAGGCCATCGTCGTCGAGGTGAAGGACGGCGCGCCGGTCCTGCGCAAGCTGTGCGGCTTCGTGGACGAGGAGATGGCCGACCTGAAGGGCGGCGCCGACGTCAAGGACGGCGTGCGCGTCGAGTTCATCGACGAGGCCTCCGGCTGGCGCGTGATCCGCGAGAGTGACCAGTACGTGATCAAGGCCAACCTGCGCGAGCGCCGCGAGGCCCGTCGGCAGCGGACGGTCTACCTCGACGGCCTGCGCAAGGCCGCCTGAAGCCGCTCGGGATCTGAGCCATGGCCGATCAGCTCGCCATCTGGAACGTCGCCCTCGCCCACCTGGGCGCGCGGCGGCTCGCCTCGCTCACGGAGCCGCGCGAGCCCACGCGGGTGCTGGCGGACGAGTGGGATGCGGCCGTGCGGGGGTGCCTGGAGCTGGCGCCGTGGTCGTTCGCGACACGGACGCAGCAGGTCTTCTCAGGCGGGGGCGGCGGTGCGGGGCCGTTCCCGAACCGGCTGCCGAAGCCGGACGACTGGCTGCGCACCGCCAATCTCGCCAGCGATGGGGCTCTGACGCAGCCTCTCGACGGGTATCTCGAAGAGGGCGCCAACTGGTACGCCGCCCCGACCTCGATCTTCGCCCGGTTCGTCTCCACCGGTGCCGCCTACGGCTACAACGTCGCGGGCTGGCCGCAGCAGTTTGCCGACTTCGTCGCGCTCGCCCTGGCCGCCCGCGCCTGCCGCCGCCTGACCGGCGCGGCCGACATGCTCGGGGATCTGGTCAAGCTCCGCGAGGCGGCCAAGCAGGACGCGCTCGCCTACGAGGATCAGGTCGCGGCGCGCCAGTATCCCGCCCCGACCGGCGCGGGCGAGACCCGGCTTCAGATCTACAACAGCGCCCTGGCCTATCTCGGCCGGAGCCGCACGCACTCGCTCACGGCCACCACCGACACGGTCCGCGAGCTGAACGATCAGTGGCGCTCCGCGGTCCGCTGGTGCCTCCAGCAGGCACCTTGGCACTTCGCGACCACGACCGTCGGTCTTGCGCCAGCCACCGGTGTCACGCCGCGTCATGGCTTCCAGAACGCCTTCGCGGTGCCCGCCGACTGGATCGTCACGGCGAACGTGGCGGTGGACATCGAGCTTCAGCAGCCGATGGAGAGCTACGTCGAGGAGGGGCGCTACTGGTTCGCCAACAGCGCGACGCTGGGCGTGCGCTACGTCTCGGGGGATTCGACGCTGGGGTTCGATCCCAGCCGGTGGACGGAGGCCTTCGCGGACCTCGTCGCCCTGCGGCTGGCCGAGGTCTCTGCCGGCCGCCTCGCTGCCGATCCCAAAGGGGCCCTGCAGGAGATCACCCAGGCGCGCGAGGCGGCCGTAGCCGCCGCTCGGTCGATTGAGGCTGAGACCGTCTCGCGCGTTCTCCCGATCGATCCGGCGATCCTGATCCGCGTCGCGGTGTGCAACGACGCGCTGTCCCGTCTCGGCGTTCCGCGGATCTTCTCGCTGACCGAGGCGACGGAGACGGTTCGCATCCTGATCAGCCAGTGGCGCCCGGCGGTCCGGTGGTGCTTGCAGAAGGCCCCCTGGAGCTTCGCGACGAAGACCGTGGGGCTCCCGCCGGCGGTCGGCGTCAGCCCGCGTCACGGGTTCAGCAACGCCTTCGCCAAGCCGTCCGACTGGGTGGTCACGGCGAACGTCGCCGCCGACATCGAGTTGCAGCAGCCGCTCGAGGCCTATGTGGAGGAAGGCGGCTACTGGTTCGCGAACGTGCCCGCCCTCGGCGTCCGCTATGTCTCGGCGGACGCGACGGTCGGGCTCGACACGTCCGACTGGACGCCGGCCTTCGCGGATTTCGTGGCGCTGCGCCTTGCCGAGATCTGCGCCAGCCGGTTGACGCCGGACGCGAAAGCGCTGCTGCCGATGATCGCGCAGGAGCGCGAGGCCGCCGAAGCGACGGCGCGTGCGATCGAGGCGGACACGGTCTCGCGCGCCCTCCCGAGCGATCCGGCCCTCGTGACCCGGCTGTCCGTCTGCAACGATGCGCTCTCGCACGTCGGCCTGCCGCGGCTCTATTCCCTCACGGAGGCGTCCGAACGGGTGCGGGTGTTGAACCAGCACTTCGGCGAGGCTGCGCGCTGGGCCCTGGCGCAGGCGCCGTGGTTCTTCGCAGCGAAGGTGGTCGGCCTGCCCCCGGTCGGCGGCATCAACCCCAGCATCTACGCCTACGCCTTCGCCAAGCCTGCAGACTGGGTGATGACCCTGGACATCGCCTCCGACTGGCAGTTCACCTACGCCCTGTACGATTACGTGGACGAGTCCGGCGTCTGGTACGCCGACACGAAGACGCTGGGCGTCCGCTACGTCTCCAAGCACACCGACTTCGGCCTGAACCTGACGCTGTGGCCGGAAGGCTTCCGCGAGCTCGTGGCGTATCGGCTGGCGGAGATGATCGCCGGCCCGCTCGGAGCCGGGGAGCGCAGCGGCCAGATCATTGAGGGGCGCGACGCCGCCCGGGCCGCCGCCGTCGATATGGAATCGACCCGCGCCGCCCGCTCGTTCGGCTCGAACGATCAGAAGCAATCTCGCCTCGATGTCTACAACACCGCGCTCGGGCATCTCGGCCGGCCGCGCATGGCCTTCATGAGCGAGACGCACCCGGTCAGCCGGACGCTGCACAGCCACTATACCAGCGCCGTCCGCTGGTGCCTGCGGCAGGGGCGGTGGGCCTTCGCCGCTCGGGTGGTGATCCTGGCCCCGACGGGCGATGCGCCGCCGGCCCCCTATTCGGCAGGATTCGAGAAGCCCGTCGACTGGATCTCGACGCTCGATGTGGCGCTCGACGAGCAGGTGACGCAGCCGGTCCCCGCGTTCGCGGACGAGGCCGGGCGTTGGTACGCGGACGCGCCGCAACTGGTCGTCCGGTATGTGTCGCAGGACCCGGCCTACGGCCTCAACACCGCGCTCTGGTCCGCGGCGTTCCTCGACTTCGTGGCGCTGCGCCTCGCCGAGTTGAGCGCCGGTCAGCTCGGCGCCGATGGGCTGCTTGGCGCTCTGACCGAAAAGCGCGGCGCCGCTCAGCAGTCCGCGCAGGTCGTGGAGGATGCCGACGCCGCGCGCCGCTACCCGGGGGATCCGACCCTTCAAGCGCAGATCGCGGTGTTCAACGACGCGCTCGGCTACCTCGGGCGCCCCCGCATGGCGGCGCTGACCGATGCCGGGCCAGTCATGCGAGCGCTGATCGAGGCGTGGCCGCATGCGGTCCGCTGGGCCCTGGAGCAGGGGCCGTGGACCTTCGCCATCCGCGCGATCGCCATCGGGCCGTTCGGCGATACCGTCCCGACCTTCGGGTACGGCAACGCCTTCAAGAAGCCGGATGACTGGCTGCAGACCGTGCTCGTGAGCGAGTGGGACGACTTCCGCGCCGGCTCGACCACCTATGCGGACGAGACCGGCTGGTGGTTCTCGGACGCGCCCGGCCTGTTCGTGCGGTACGTTTCGCTCGGCCCGAACTACGGCATGAACCTCGGGCGCTGGCCCGCGTCGTTCGTCGATCTCGTGGCGCTCCGGATCGCCGAGCGGGTCGCACCGCAGATTGGCGCCGGTGCCCTGGTCGGCGGCCTGGTCTCGCTGCGCGGCGAGGCGATGAAGCGCCAGCGCGCCACCGACGCTCAGAACACCCCGCCCGTGTTCCCGCCGCAGGGATCGTGGGTCGCCGCGCGCCGCGGCGGAAACGCCGCCGGCCGGCGCTGGGGTGCGGGCCCTGGCGGCCCCTCGATCCCCTTCACGGGCGACACGACCCTGTCGGGCGACTCCGATCTGCCGATCAACAACGATTTCGTTCCTCGTATCTCGGGATAGGCCGATGCGTATCTTCCGCCTCCTCGCCCCTGCGCTCGTTGCGCTGGGATTGGTCACGCCGGCCCTGCCGCAGACCGCGCCGCAGCCGATCCAGCTCAATCTCGGCGGCGGCCCGAACGACCGGAGCGGCGCGCCCGCGCGCACGCTCTTCCAGCAGCTTCAGGGCGGCGTAAACGGCGTCATCGGCTCCCGCGGGACACCGAATGGCTTCGCCGGGCTCGACGCGAACGGGTTGGTCCCGGTCGCGCAGCTACCGCTCATCGGTGCGCTGAACGCGACGCCGGCCGGGAAGCGAGCCGTCGAGCAAGGGCAGGCCGACGATCTGACGGCGACCGGCGTCGGGCAGATCGCGCGCACGCTGAGCAGCATCGCCAACGACACGCTGAACGTGAAGGCGTTCGGCGCGATCGGCGACGGCCACAGCCACCCACTGTCGCAGCGCTTCGCGACCCTCGCCGCCGCGCAGCTGATCTATCCGGCGGCGACAGCCTTGACCGACGAGATCGACTGGGCGGCGGCGCAACTCGCGGTCAACACGGTCTGCACGCGGGCGAGCGGCTACGTCGTCTATCCCCAGGGCACCTTCATCCAGAACCGCACGGTGACCGTCACGTGCGACGGGACCAAGGTCAGCGGCGTGGCCGAAGATGCGGTCCGCATCGTGCGGCGCGGCGACTTCGGGCCGACCTTCCGGTTCGCCAAGGGGACCGGGTATCTCCAGGGCGTCGGCCTCCGCAACATGTGGCTCATCGACAACGAAGGGTCGATGACGACGGCAAACTCGCCGTTCCACATTTACGCGGAAGGAATTACCCGCTCCAACTTTGTAGACATCAATATTTCGGAAGGTGCGGGCGCGCTCGAACTGGCGGGCGGCGACCAGATCACGGTCCGTAACTTCTACGCCTACTTCTCGCGTGGCGCCCCCGGATCTCGCGTCGGCGTTCGGATCGGCCCGTCGAGCAATGGCGCTCTCGGTGCAACGCCGGTCGGGATCTCGGACGTCTGGCTGCATCACGTCAACATCAAAGGGGGCATCCCGACCGCGGCCAACGACGGCTACCACTTGAGCTTCGGTATTCAGGCGTTCGCGTCTGACGGGCTGTGGATTTCCGACAGCCACGTTCAGGGGACATCCTCGGCAAACTTCAATCTCAGGCGCTCGACAACTGCCGGCCTGGGCAATGTCTACGTCACGAACTTCATGTCCGATCTGTGCAACCTGCATGGGATCCTGATCGACGGGACATACCCCATCCAGCGCGTCAGCATCGACGGATGGGTCTCGGGCGGACAGACCACGGGTGACGCCAACGCCGGAGGCAATGGCGTCTATCTCACGGGGCCGGGCGGAGCATCGGATCTCACGCTTTCCGTCGGGGTGGACGGCCACAAGCTCGACGGCATCAAGGTCGACGCTCAGAACGTGATCGGGACCACCATCCAGCCGAAGCAGATCCTGGCGCTCGGTGGCGCGGGGTCCGTCGCCATCGATCTGCTCAGCGGCGCCCGATACAGCATCGCAGGCGGCCTGATCGACGGAAACGGCATGATCGGGTTGGGCCTGCGCATGCAGGGGGTCGTCGATGCGACCGTGACCGGGCTCGGTATCACGCGCACCCTCGGCAACGGATTTCAGATCGGTGACGGCAGCAGCTACATCTCGATGTCGGGCGGCCAGTCTTCGCGGAACACCGGGTTTGGCGGCGCCATCTCCAGCGGCACCAACTTCGTGTCGGTGACGGGGATGCTCCTCGCGAACAACACCGCTGGCGCGCTTCAGAACAACGCGGCTGCGGGCGCGTTCGTGCTGACCGCCAACAACCTCGGGATGTGAGATAGGCCCGGGCAATGGCGCGCGTCACGACTGCCCTCCAGGCCATGAACCGGGGCGAGGTCTCGCGCCTCGCTCTCGGCCGAGTCGACGTCGACAAGCTACGGCTGGCGGCCGAAGAGTGCGTGAACTGGGTTCCGCACACCCTCGGCCCTATGCAGGTGCGGCCCGGGCTCCAGCGCGTCAACGGCACAGCCGGCAACGCGAAGGCCTACACGCTGCCCTTCATCTACTCGGTGCAGGATGCGGCGCTCCTGGAACTCACGCCCGGTCTGCTGCGTGTGCTGGTCAACGATGCGCCGTTGATGCGGCCTGCGACCGGCTCGACCTTCCCGGGTGGGGCATGGACTTCCAACACGCAGGGCGGCGGCACGGTCAGCACCGGCGGCCAGATCGCGCTCGATGTGCCATCGATCGGCGGCTACGCCATCGCTCGCGCGCCCGTAGGCGTGACCGCACCAGGCGTGCAGCATGCCCTACGCATCGTCGTGCTGCGCGGCCCGATCCGTCTTCGCATCGGCTCCGCAGTCGGGCTCGACGACCTCGTTGGCGAGATCGGGCTCGACGTCGGCATCCACTCAATCGCCTTCGTTCCGGGCGGCGCGGCCTGGGTTGAGTTTCAGAACCGCCAGTTCGCGACGGCGCTCATCGGCTCGGTGGCGCTCGAAGGCGCGGGCGAAGTGCAACTGCCGACCCCTTGGGGGCAGAACGATCTCGCGAACGTGCGCTGGGACCAGTCCGCAAACGTGGTGTTCCTGGCCTGCGCCGGGCAGTCACCGATGCGGATCCAGCGGCCGACGCCGAACTCTTGGTCAATCGTGCCGTTCCGCGCCGACGATGGTCCCTTCGAGGCCGGGACCCCGCCGGCCTGCAAGCTGTCGATCTCGAACGCTCAAGGCTACGTCACCGTCACGGCTTCCAGGCCCGTCTTCCAGGCCGGCCATGCGAACAGCCTCTTGCAGGCGTTCACCCCCAATGCCAACGCGACCTTCGCGCTGGGTGCGCCTGGAGCGGCGATGCCAGCGGTGCGCGTGTCCGGCGTCGGCGTCGCGCGGTCCATCGCCTTCAACGTGTCGGGCAGCTTTACCGGTTCGTGGCAACTGGAGCGGTCGATCACCGGGCCGAACGATGGCTTCACGGCGGTTCCACAGCCGATCACCAGCACCACTTCAACCACCTCGACCACCAGCACCAGCAAGGCAATCGGCACGGGCTCTACATCGGGCAGCAGCAGCAGCACCTCCAGCGGCTCGACGCCGACCGGGACCAGCGGTGGGAGCGGATCGACCTCGGACAGCACCAACGGGACGTCGCAGAGCACGAGCCAAAGCGAGACCGATACGACGGGCTCCAGCACAGCGACCACCACCATCCAGAAGGGCGGCACGGCTGGAGCCGGAACGGCCTTCAACGCGAGCGCAGGCGGCGGCGGCACTTTTCAGGACGACCTCGACAACGTCGTGGCTTGGTACCGGATCTCGGTCGTCACCCTCTCGGCCGGGGTGGTCAACGCGCAGATCATCCATGGCGGATCCGGGGGGCGGACGGCGGTGCTGCGGATCCTTGCCGTCGACAGCCCGACCAGCGCCCGAGCCCAGGTGATCCAACCGCCGTCGAGCGACAACCCCTCGGATTCCTGGCAGTTCGGCGATTGGTCCGATGCCGCCGGTTGGCCGACAGCGGTTGCGCTCTTCGACGGGCGTCTCGGCTTCTCCGGCGGTGACCGGCTATGGATGTCGGTCTCGGATGCCTTCGACAGCTTCGCAGCTCAGATCGACGATGGCAGCGGCGGTACGACCGTCGGCGATTCCTCGGCGATCTCGCGCTCGATCGGCTACGGCCCAGTCGCGGTGATCAACTGGATGCTCCCGCTCACCCGCCTGCTGCTCGGGACCGCCGGCAGCGAGGTCTCGGTGCGCTCGTCGGCACTCGATGCTCCTCTGACGCCGACCGGCGGCATGGCGATGCGCGACTGCTCGACGTTCGGCTCGGCCCTGGTGCCGGCGGCGAAGTGCGACACCCGGGGCCTCTTCGTTGACCGCTCGGGCCGGCGCCTGCTGCAGCTCGCCTTCGACGTGAACAGCCAGGACTACGGCGCCTCGGATCTCACGCGTCTGCACCCCGACCTGAACCTCGGCAACCCCATCGTCCGCATCGCCGTGCAGCGGCAGCCGAACACGCGGATCCACTGCGTGCGCGCCGACGGGACGGTGGCCGTGCTGGTGTTCGAGCCGAACGACGACGTTGCGGCTTGGTACCGGGTCGAGACCGCTGGGCTGGTGGAGGATGTCTACGTGTTGCCCGGCCTCGTCGAGGACGTGGTCTACTACACCGTGAACCGAAGCGGCACGCGATCCCGGGAGCGCTTCGCGCGTCTGGATCAGGCGCGCGGCGGATCGCTGAATCGCATGGCGGATTCCCACGTCATCTACACCGGAGCACCGGTCACGGGCGTGACGGGGCTCGCACACCTCGAGGGGCGCACGGTCTGCATCTGGGCGGACGGGCAGGACCGGGGGACAGCCACGGTCACCGGCGGCGGCATCAACTTCGGCGGGCCAGCCTACGCGAGCGTGTGCGTCGGCCTGCCGTATCAGGCGCGGTGGAAGTCGGCGAAGCTCGCCTACGGGGCGCCTCCCGGCAGCACGGCGCTCAACCGCCGGAAGCGGCTGATCGCGCTCGGCCTCGTGCTGGCCGATGCGCACGCGCAGGGGCTCCAGATCGGACAGAGCTACGACGCGCTCGATCCCATGCCGCTGATCGAGGACGACGCGGCGATCGACCCGACGAGCGGGGCCACCTCCTACGACGAGCAGGAGATCGAGCTTCCCGGCGACTGGGGCACGGACGACCGCCTCTGCCTGGTAGGCGCCGCGCCGCGGCCCTGCACCGTCATGGCGGCCAGCCTGACGATGGAGACTAGCGTCCAGGGAGCAGCGCAGCAGTGATCACGCTGGCGCCCGCGACCGCCTCCGACTTTGAGGCCGTGTTCGGCACCGCACCGCCGTGGCGGATTCGTGGGATGGCCGCGCACCGCGACGGTGCCTGCGTGGCGATCGGCGGACTGGCCTACGCGCCCGACGGCGCCGCGATGGCCTTCTACGCCGGCACCGAGACTGTGCAGCGGTTCCCGGTGGCGATCACCAAGGCCGTGAAGGCCGGGCTCGTTGCGGCTCGCGCGCGCGGCGTCCGGCGCATCACCGCCGAATGCGACACGACCATTGAGGCGGCCGCGCGCTGGCTGCAGCGGCTCGGCTTCCGGCCGAGTGGCGTCGACAACATCTGGATCTGGGAGGCGTAGCGTGGGGGCGGCAGCAGCTCTAACCGGCGTCGGCGCGGGGATCAGCGCGCTCGGGACGCTGGGGTCGGCCTCGGCCGCGCGCCAGTCCGGCAAGGCGCAGGAAGCGCAGTATGCCTTCAAGGCCGCGCAGGAAGAGCAGCAGGCCACGCAGGCGATCGCCGCGAGCCAGCGCACGATGTTCGACACGCAGCGCAAGACGGCGCTGACCCAATCGACGCTCACGGCACGCGCGGCCGCCGATGGCGGCTCCGCGACGGATGCGACGCCGCTGGACCTGTCGGAGGACATCGCCGGCCGCGGTGAATACCTCGCTCTGGGCGACCTGTTCGCCGGCCAGGACCGCGCAGCCGGCCTTCGGCAGCAGGCGCAGGCCGACCGCTACTCCGGCGCCGCGGCGCGGGCCGGCGCAAACGCGCAGGCGACCGGCACCATTCTGGGCGGGATCGGCTCGCTCGCATCTCGATTCGGGAGCCTAGGTGGCTCTGGAGGCCTGTTCGGCTGATGCCCAAGCTCCCCACTGAAGCAGACCTCGGCCCGTCTCCGTCCCTGGAGAGCCGGCGGGGAATCGCGAGCTATGACGTCTCGCCCGTCGCCCGCGGGCAGCAGGCGATCGCGTCCGGCCTGCTGAGCATCGGCGGCGCCGGGGTGAACACCGGCCTGGAGATGATCGCCCGGGAGAACCGGCAGGCGGAGACGCTTCAGGACGCGCAGGCCCAGGCGGATCTCCTGACCGCCTCTGCGAAGCGCCGCAGCCAGATCGGCGACGCCACCGACGCGGCCGAGCTGGAGAAGATTCACCGCGAGGGCGCCCAGGCTGACCTCGAGGCGGCGGCCAACCGGATCACCGACCCGAACCGCCGCGCGCTGTTCCTGGAGCGGGCCCGGCCCACGATCGAGACGCTCGGCACGGCGGCGAAGGACAAGGCCTTCAACATCACCTCGGATCAGACCCGGGCCAGCACTTTGCAGAAGCTCGAGGAGCTGAAGAAGACCGCGATCAACGACCAGGATCCGGAGAAGAAGGCCGGCTACATCGATGCCGGCAACGCCCTGATCTCCGGCATGGAGAAGGAGGGCTACATCACCGCGGTTCAGGCGCAGCAGCAGCGTGAGGCCTGGGGCCGGTCCTACGCGGTCGACGCGCTCAACGCCATGAATCCGCAGGCGCGGCTCGCGGCGGCACGTGGCGGCTGGGAAGGCGCGCTCATCCAGCGGGAGAGCTCGAACAACCCGCGTATCGTGAACGGCCTCGGCTACACGGGACTGTATCAGTTCGGCGCGCCGCTCCTGAAAACGCTCGGCCTCTACACCCCGGGTGCGGGCGAAAACCTCCAGACGTGGAGCACGACGAAGGTCAAGGATGACCCGACCAAGTGGTCGGGCTCCTTCAACATCCCGGGCTTCCCAGGGGTGCGCACGCTCTCGGACTTCCGCGAGAACCCGGAGGCGCAGCGGGCCGCGTTCCAGGCCTCGACCGCCTACTACGACAAGGAGATTGACCGGCGCGGGCTCGGCAAGTTCATCGGGCAGACCGTCAACGGCGTGCCGATCACCCGGGAGGGCATCTACACGGCGGCGCACCTCGGCGGCATCGCCGGCACGGATAGCTGGCTGCGTGGCGGGGCGGACCGCGGCGACGCGAACGGCTCGAAAATCTCGCAGTACGCGCGCATGGCGGCGCAGGCCGGCCCGGGCGCTGGCGACCCGAACGAGCGCTCGCTGGCCCGCTACCTCGACCCGCAGCAGCGCCTCGCCCTGGCGAACGGCGCGACGCGCGACCTCGTGAATCAGGACCGGGCCGCGCAGAACGCCCAGGCGAACGAGGCCGCGACCGTCCGCTCGCTGATGAAGGACGACGAGGCGTCGATCATGGCGCAGGGCGCGCCGCTGGCGACGATCACGCCGGAGCGCGTGTCGGCCTCGCTCGGGCCGGCCGCAGCCGAGCAGTTCGCCCAGAGCCGCGCGCAGGCCGTGCAGTTCCACGATGCGACGAACGACTGGTCGCAGATCCCGCTTGAGGAGATCCGCGCCCGGCTCGGTACGCTTCGACCCGCACCGGGTGCGCAGGGCTTCGAGGCGGCACAGCGGCTCTTCTCGGTCGCAGAGGATCAGGCGGCGAAGATCCAGAAGGAGCGGCAGCAGGACCCGGCCGCCGCCGCCGACCGGACGCCGGAGGTGCGCGCGGCGCTCCAGAACGCCACCCTCGACCGGCCCGACACCTATCAGGCGGTCGCGAAGGCCCGCGCCATCGCGCAGGAGCGGCTTCGGATCCCGGAGGATCTGCGCGTGCCGATGACCCGGGCGGAGGCGCAGCAGGTGGCCCGGCCGCTGGAACTGGCCCAGCAGGGCGGCGATCCCCGCGAGATCCGCGACGTCCTCACCGACACGGTGAAGCAGTTGCAGACGGCCTTCGGCGACCAGAGCGATACGGCGCTCCAGCAGGTGATCAAGGAGGCCCACATCGGCCGGGCCGGCGCCGAGATGGCCGCGGTGGTGCTGCGGAAGCTCGCCAACCGCGAGATGCCGACGCCCCAGGACGCACGGGCCCTGGATCAAGCGCAGCAGACCAGCGCCGCGGATCGGGCCGTCGCGGGCGTCGCTCCCGCGGCCCCGGCCACTGGCGGACCGCTGCCGCTGAACTTCGACGCCACCGCGGGCGCCACTGGCACGGACTACCTGAACCCGCAGCCCGCGGTGCCCGCCCGCCCGACGTTCCCCACCCCGGACGCCGGCGCCATCGACATGCTGCGGAAGAAGCCGGACCTCGCCCGGCAGTTCGACCGCACCTATGGCCCGGGCGCCTCCGAGCGCGTCCTGGCGATCACCGGCCGCCCCTGACCTGAGACATCGACATGGCTGACAGCGCAGCGCCCGCGTCCCCCCAGGACGACGGGCCGAACCCGTTTGCGGATCGCCTCCAGGCGGACCCGTCGCTCGGCGAAGTCTCGCTGGCCGAGCGCGCCCGGCTGAACGCCGTCGAGGCGGCCTATCGCGGCACGATCGCGGGCTCGGCCGACCTCGCCGAGTTCAAGCGGGCGCTCCCAGATCAGTACGAGCGCATCACGAAGGACCTCGCCCGGTACGAGACCATGCGCTCGTTCGACGGGCCGCTGGAGGGCGCGGTCGCGCTGGCCGGCCAGCTCGGCGGCGGCATGACCTCGCCCGAGGCGCTGATCACCCGCGTGCCGGGCGTGAACAGCCTGGTCGAGCGGCTCGTCGGTGGCGTGGCGGGCCGCGTGCTCGGCGCGGGCGCCGCGCAGGCCACTGTGCAAGGCGTCGCGAACCCGGCGATCCAGGCGAGCGAGATTCAGTCCGGGCTCCGAAAGAACTACAGCCTGGGCGAAAACCTCGCGGCGGCGGCCGGCGGCGCGGTGCTGGGCGGCGCGCTGCATGGTGCTGGTGAGGCTGTGGGTGCGCTGGCCCGGTCCGGCCGGGCGGTGAAGGTGGACACCGACGCCCTGGCCCGCGCCCGCCTCGCCGAGCAGCAGGCGGCCGAGAGCCGGAATATGGCGGCGCTGGCGTCCGAGGACCCGGCGCTGCGACCGGGCGGCGAGGAGGCCGATATCGGCCGGCCGATATCGGATCCCGCAGCACGGTCGGATGCGGGCCGGTCCGAAGCGGGTATCCCCGTAACGGAACAGGATCAGGCACTTGGGCCGCGGGCCGACGAGCCGGTTGTCAAATCCGTTCAGAATTCGGCTCTGGTTGCGGAGCGGCCTGCGCAACCAGAGGCCCCCGCGATGGACGCCCAGGCCGTGGTCGCGGACCCGGAGGCGGCGGCCGCGCGGGCGGCTGCGGACGTGCCGCGCGAGGTGCCGGCAAGCTCCCAGGACGGTGCCGCGAGCCCTCAGTCAACGGTCGAAGGCGTTCAGTCAGCGCCCGATACCCCTCAGTCAACGCCCGCGGCCGAACCATTCGATGCCCGCGCGACGCGCCTCGCCGATGAGCGCCGCGCCATGATCGACAGCGGCGCCGACGCCTCGCCTGAGGGCCGAGATCTGTTCGAGGCGCTCGGCTCGGCTACCAGCGAGCGGAACAGCGACCCAGCCTGGGCCGGCCGCCACATCGACGAGGCGCTCCGGATCGGCCGCCAGGACATCGCGGAGCACATCGCCGAGTCCGCGGAGCAGCGCGCGGTCGCGGCTGAGCGCGTGGCAACGGCTGCAGCCGAGAAGGATGCGACGCGCTCGACCGCCGGTACGCGCTACGAACTCGACGCGGCCCGACAGGAGGCGCAGGCGGCGCGGGAGGATGCCGACGCGCTTCGCCAGAAGGTGCCGGCGAGAGACGCCCGGCCGGCCGCGGCCGAGATCCCGGCCACGCCCGCAGAGTCAGGGCCCGCCTCATACAGCCTGAAGCGCGGCGGCCTCTCACCAGATGCGCCGCCGAAGCCCTTCGGCGAACTCGACAAGCGCGTCTACGACATCCAGCGCGACGGCGAAAAGCTCGGCGAACTGGTAGTCGCGATCCGCGGTGACACTGCCGAGATCCGGGACATCTACGCGCCGCGTCCAGGCTCGACGGATGCGCGCGGGATGCTCGGTCCGAGCGCCACGTCCAAGCTGCTACGGCAGTTCCTAGCAGAGAACCCGCAGATCCGGACATTAACCGGCGAGCGGGTTAGCGGCGCGCGGCGCGGCGGTGAGCATGGTTTTCAGGGCACTGGTGAGCGGGTTGAGATCGCGATCCCGGAGCGGCGGCGCACGCAGGCCGCGGAGCCGGCCGGGCAGACGTCCGCCCAGCAGACCGCGGCGGACACCTTCGCCGAAGCGGTAGCGCCAGCAACGGAGGCACAGGCTAGGACCGCCGACCTCCGCTTCCGCAACCGCGAGCCGGCCGCCGCGGGCGAGCCGGGCCGGCCCCAGCCGCCCGACGGTGTGGTCTCCGCCGCTGCACCCGCCGAGAGCCCGGCCGCCGAGCCGCTGCGCTCACTCCAGCAGCAGGCGCAGGATCTCGCCGACGCGCTCGACGTGCCGCTGCGCTCTGGCCGCGTGCAGGGCGGGAAGGAGGCTCTCGGCCAGTTTCGCAACTCGGACGAGGTCATGCGCGTCCGGAACGTCGCCGACTTCGAGACGGTGGCGCACGAGGCCGGCCACGCCATGGAGAAGCGCATCGGCGAGCCTCTGTCGGAACTGATCGACCGGCACGCCGCCGAACTCGGCCCGCTCGACTATGACCCGCAGCGCGGCGACGCGGGCGAGGGATTCGCCGAGTGGGTGCGCACGGCCATGTTCAACCCGGCGGCCGGCCAGCGGCAGGCGCCCGCGTTCGCGCAGTCCTTCCGTTCGCTGATGCAGCGGGAGGCCCCAGATCTGCTGGAACGCCTCGACCAGGCCGTGGCCGCGCATCAGGCCTACCTCGCCGCGCCGACCGGCGAAAAGCTCGCGACCATGGTGCGCAAGCCCGAGGACGAGAGCCTGCTGCGAGACCTCCGCAAGGACTTCGCGGCGACCATCGGCCTGTACCTGTCCCGTGCCTACGAGGCGGTGCTGGACGACAAAGCCCCGGTCGCCCGGGCGGTCCGGTCGATGACGCGGGCAATCTACGCGGCGACCGGGGAGCGGGTGAAGCTGGAGGGGGCACAGAACCCGGAGAACCTCCAGCGCCTGTTCGCCCGGGCCAACCAGGCGGCCGTGCAGGACATGCGCGAGGGCGTCCGACCCTACCATGGCATCGCGCCCGAGGGCCCCTCGATGCGCGACGCCTTGGCGACCGCCACGGGCGAGCCCGGGCTGCTCGGCCGCTGGAATGGGCCGAAGGTCGAGGAGTTCGACGCCTACCTCGTCGCCCGGCGCGCAGAGGTGCTGTATCGCCGCGTCGCCGACGGCACGCTGGAACGGCGCCCGATCGCACTGTCCGCCGATGAGGTACGGACCGCCATTGCCGAGGCCGAGGCCGCGAATCCGAATTTCCGGGCCGGTGCCGACCAGATCCACCAGTTCACCCGGCAGCTCCTCCGGAAGCAGTACGAGGGCGGCCTGATCGACGCCGACCTCTACGCCCGGCTGATGGACGAGGAATTCTATGTGCCCCTGTACCGGCACATGGACGAGCGGCCCGATAGCCTGGGCGGCGGCTCCGGCGGCTCGGACGGGCCCGGCACGGTCGACACCATCAAGCGCCTTCGCGGCTCGGACCGCGACGTGATCCCGCCGAGCCAAAGCCTAATGACCCAGGCGTTCCTCGTGAACCGGACGCTCCAGCACAACGACATCATCAAGAGCTTGGTGGCGGTGGCCCGGCAGGCGCGCGAAGCCGGCGCCGCGGGTGTGGGTCGGATCCTTGAGGAGATCCCGCCGACCCAGATGATGGGGAAGAAGTTCGATCTCGCCGAGGCGGTGCAGAGCGCGGCCCGGGCCGCCGGCACCTCCGGCGACGACCTGGCTGTGCTGAGCGGGGCGATCACCGACGTGTTCGGCGACGACCCGATCATGGCGACGATCTTCCGCTCGGAGCCGACCGGTAAGCGTGGCGAGCCGATCGTCTTCTACAAGGATGGCGGCCAGCTACGGGCGGTCCGGCTCCAGGCCAAAGACGAGGGGCTCGCCCTCTACGAGACGCTCTCCAGCCTGCCGCCGGTGGCCCGGGATTTCGCCCTGAAGTTCGGTGCGACCACGTCGAGCCTGCTGCGCACCGGCATCGTCACGAACCCGACCTTCGCGATCACGAACTTCGTCCGCGATCAGTTGGCGGTCGGGTTGCTGCGGTCCGACTACATCCCGTTCGTCTCAGGGATTCGCGGCATCCGCAGCGAGCTCAATCAAGACCAGTGGGCACAGATGTACGCGTATGGCGGCGGCGTTTCCCCCGGCGCGGGCTCGGCCGGCCTGTCCGAGCTGATCGACCGCGACGTGAACGCCCTGGCACGGAAGGGCTGGAAGGCGCAGAAGCTGGGCGGCATCGGCGATCTGATGCACGGGCATCTGCTCGGCCCCCTTAAAGCGGGGGCCGAATTCATCGAGACGTTCGAGGCCGGCACGCGCCTCGCCGTCATGCGCTCGGTGTTCGAGCAGAAGAAACGGCAGGGCCTCTCCGACTACGACGCCATGATCGAGGGCGCGGCCCAGGCGACTGACCTCCTCGACTTCGGCCGCCACGGCTCCGGCACGCTCTATCTGCGCACGCTGGTGCCGTTCCTGAACGCGCACATCCAGGCGCTGGACAAGGCGAAGCGCACCGTCATCGAGCCGCTATGGCGCGCGGCTCGCGACGGCGTGTCGACGGAGGCCGAGGCTGCCAGCGTGCGGAACGCTGGGCTCGCGGTCTTCAAGATCGCCGGCGTAAACGGTGCGCTCGGCACCATGTACGGCCTCTGGGCGTCGCAGAGCGAGGCCTATCGGGACGCGAACGAGGAGCTGCGCGCCACGCACCTGATCCTGCCAGGGGATGCCTTCGGCCGGCCCGGGAAGATCCTCGTCGTGCCGAAGCCGTTCGAGTTGGCGATGGGCTTCAACCTGGGCGAGGCCGTCGGCCTTAAGATCGCGACGGGCGATCCCCGCGCGGCCGGCTTCGCGATGGACGGCGTGCGGGAGGTGATCCAGCCGCCGAATCCGCTGACCGGCATCCCGCTCGTGAAGACGGCCGCGGAGCTGACGCTGAACCGGTCCTTCTTCACCGGGCGCGACATCGTCCCGGAGAACCTCCAGAACAAGGAGAACCCCCGCTTCGAGGTGAAGCCCAGCACGTCGTCGGAGGCGAAGGCCATCGGGAACGCTCTCAACATCTCGCCGATCAAGGTCGATTACGCCGTCGGCTCCATGTTCGGGAACTGGGGCCGCGATCTGATGGCGGTCTCGAACCAGACCGACCCGAATGCCCCGGCCGCGGCGAACGAGGACACCATGTTCCTCCGGCGCTTCATCAAGGGCGCGGACCGGTCGAGCGAGACCACGAAGCTATTCTGGGAGCAGGCAGCCCAGCGCAACGGCGCCTTCGCCCAAGCTGCGGCCCACTATGGCGACCTCCTGAAGAGCTACCAGGACCGGGACGCCTCGGACTATCTCGCGGCCCTGCCGGCGGCGCAGCGGGCCTATGTGATGCTCACGCAGGGCGGGGACGAGGACACCGGCAAGGCCTCGTTCAACGCGGACGACAAGCGCCTTCACCCGATCACCCGGGCGGCCTCTGCCGTGCAGGTGGTGGGCGGCCTCATCAAGGAGCTGACGAACAACAGCCAGAAGACCTTCGAGGACGGCGAGCGGATCGGGATGGACCCGCAGAAGCGTCGCGACGTGATCGATGCGCTGCGTGTCCTCCAGGCGATCGAGCAGCGCAACGCGATGGTCCTGACCGGGCAGAAGGGCTACGAGGGCCGGCCCATGCTCTCGGCCGAGGATCAGTTCGCGGTCCTGAAGGCGCAGAGCCCGGTCGCGGCGGCCGAGTTGGCGACCCGCTACGCCACGAACAAGATCCTCCCGACCGACACCGTGGCGAAGCTCTGGCCGGAGGCGCAGCGCCGGCTCCTGGCCGACGGCACGCAGGCCGAGATCCGCGACCTCGCGCTCGACGCCAAGGTGGACGGCTGGGCCTTCGACGGTGACGCGGTTCGGAAGCCACAGCGCCGCCGCGTCGGCATCGACCCGAGCGCTCCGCCGCCGGCCCGGACGCCACGCATCCCTCCGGCCCTGTCGGTGCCAAAAGACAACCCGGTGCCGAACCCGTTCAACTGAAGTGGAGCAGCAGGGCATGACGCCAGCGACCCAGTTGACCCGTCGGCGGTTCCGCCCGCAATCCTTACCCTCGCGCAGCAGTTGTGCGGGGTGACCAGATCGCCGCCGCCTCTTCCCCAGGGTCGCCCTCACCGGCGGCCCTTTTTCGTGGAGCACGTCATGCCCTTGTTCGTCGCCGCGGCTCTGCTGGCGGCTCTCTCGACGTGCGCGCAGGCTGCCCCGGCACCGCGCCACCATCGCGCCCGCGCCGCGTCTATGCCCGTCTCCATCGAAGGCGTCGGCACGGTGTGGATCTCCGCCCGCCCGGCACGCGCCCGGCGCTGACCGCTACCCGACAGAGTGAGGATGACATGACCGCTGCCCTCGACCGGCAGACGTTCTATGCGGCTGTGCGCCGGGCCCCCTTCGGCGGGAGCCTGACGCAGTCGCAGGTGGACGGCATGAACGCGATGCTCGACATGGCGCCGCCGCTCATGGCGACCATGAATCTCGGCTACTGCTTCGCCACAGCGCACCACGAGACCGGCGGCGCCATGGTGCCCCGAGTTGAGAACCTGACCTACACGACCGCCTCGCGGATCAAGGCGGTGTGGCCGTCCCGGTTCGCGTCCGAGGCCGCGGCGGCGCCTTACGTCCGCAACCCGCAGGCGCTGGCGAACAAGGTCTATGGCGGCCGGCTTGGCAACGTCGGACCCAACGATGGCTGGGACTTCCGCGGCATGGGTCTCGTCCAGGCCACCGGCCGCGACAACGCCCGCCGCGGCACGAAACGCCTGCGCGAGCTTGGCTACCTGACCGCGGATCAGGACCTCGAGCAGACGCCGACCCTGATGCTCAATCCGGACATCGCGGCGGCCATGCTGTTCGTCGGGCTTTCCGAGGGCTGGTACACCGGCAAGAGGCTCGCGCAGTTCTTCGGCACCGGCCTCGAAAACCCTGTCGGCGCCCGCGCGATCGTGAACCCGGACAGCAACGGGGCGGACATCGCTGTCACCTATCGGGCCTTCGCGAACGCGCTGCGCGCCGCGGGGCACAAGCCAGGCGCCGTCGCGGTGACGATCCCCGTGCCCCCGGTTCAGACCGCGCCTGTCCCGCCGATCGAGACCGGCCCGCTCGTGGCGCCCGCGCCGCGCAACGGCGGCTCGCCGGTGCTGCCGGCCCCTGTTCCCGCTCCAGAGTCGCCGCCGGTCTCGCTCGGCTTCTGGGGCACCATCGCTGCGCGGCTGCGGGCCGCCTATCCCCGGAAGGACGTTTGACCATGGCCAGCGGAATCGGCGGAGCAATCGGCTCCATGATCGGCGGCGTCATCACGGGCGGCGTAGGGCCGGCCATCGGCGCAGCGCTCCCGTCCATCGCCGACACAGCGAAGGTGCTGGTCGAGCGCTTGGTCCCAGACCCAAACGCCAAGGCGGAGGCGCAGGCGGAGATCGAGCAGGCGCTCGCCGCGCGCGAGGTGGCCATCGTCAACGCGACCATGGAGGTCGCCAAGGCGCAGACGCAGGTTAACCTCGTGGAGGCGCAGGGGAATGACCGGTTCTCGGCTCGGTGGCGGCCGTCCGTCGGTTGGATCTGCGCCGCGGGCTTCGGCTACCAGTTCGTGCTGGCGCCGATCCTGACGTGGGCGACGAACCTCGCGGGCGTGATCATCGGCGCGCAGATCCCGCCGGCCCCCATGCTCTCGATCAACGACCTCATGGTGGTGCTGACGGGCATTCTCGGCCTGGGCATTCAGCGCACCTTCGAGCGGACGAGCGGCGTTCCCGGTGCCCTGCCGGGCCCGCAGCCGACCAAGCGCTGACACCCAGACGGCACCCATGAGCGTCGTCAAGAATATGCGTGAGATGCGATGGCTCCCGAAGAGCGACGGTACACGGCCGACGAGTGGCGGGAAATCCAGACGCAGTACAGGGAGCAGCCCAGGCGCGGGATCCGGACCATGTATCCGGATCCCGAAGATGATCGGTCTGTAGACGCCTTCGTGCCAGAGGGAGCCTACAGCCCAAGCCGGGGGCGAGGAGCGCAGCACCAGCCCCATCCCCATCACGTCGAGGTCTGGATCGCGACTCTCAGCGCCGAGGACATCACCAAGCTGGAGACCCTTCTCGCGCTGCGCCCCGAGACCGTGAAGTGGGTCGCGGAAAAGAACTCCCGGGAGCTCGATCGCCTCGATGGCGCGGTCGAGTTCATCTCGTCCTCGCGCACCGCGGCGAAGGTGCTGATGTGGGTCTGCGGCGTGGCCGTCACCTGCGTCACCGGCTCAATCGGGCTGGCGAAAGCTGGCATCGACGCATTCGCCCTCTTCAGGGGAGTAGGGAAATGATGCTGCGCATTCTCGGCCTGACGTGCCTGAGCTTGCTCAGCGCGTCGATCCTGTTCATCGCCGGGCTCCTGGCGTGGTTCGCCGCAGACCGGGCGATGCCCGTCGAGGTGCTCTCATCCGAGGTGCTGACGCCCCGGGTGCGCCCCGGCGACAAGCTCGTGATCCGCCAGCGCGTCCGGTATTTCCGAAACTGCTCTGCGCACGTCGACCGGCTGCTCAACGATAGCCACACCCACCGCGAGTTCCTGCGGGACATCGATTACGAATCCCCGCCGCTCGGCCTCGGCACGCGCACGATCACCTTCGAGGAAGATGTGCCGATGAACTTCGGGCCGGGCCCGGGCGAGTATCGCGCCGCCCCGAGCTACGCGTGCAACCCGCTTCAGAAATACTACTGGCCGATCTCGCGGCCGGAGACCGTGCTCCGCTTCGAGATCGCCGACGACAACCGGCACGCGTTCCCGTGAGCTGTCGTCCGCTGAACATGCTCATGGTCGTGCCTGATCGTCGGCTCTAATGGGCCTATCTCAGACCGAGACGCCATTCTGCAGGTGCTCGCGATCCATGCCCTGATAGATTTCATAGAACCCACGGATGATGTCGGCTTGCGAGAAGGTAACAAAATCGCCAGTAGGCATTTTGGCTATAAAGCCATCAGGGTCTGCGAAGGTGCATCCTTCCCGCTGAAGGAGATAGGGGTTCGCCGGTATCGTCAGATCATTGATCCCCGGAATTGCCGCGTCTTTGGTTGCGAGATGTATACCCGCCAGATGACATAATTCACTTAGCATCAGAGACAAAACAAAATTTGTCGGGTGGTTCGGTGTTAGGAATAGCTTCGTCCCACGTGCATGTTCTTCTATAATATTTGAAACCGCGACATCGCATTCTTGTTCGCGCGCACGAAGAGCGTCGAGTGATCGTGCAAATGATCCGCCGTAAGCGTCCGCGTATGATGGGCCACTATACAGATCTATCGCTTCTTCTATCGCGCGTCCTTCAAGAAATTTCTCACGAATAAACTTGGAGTGATAGCCGCCGATTGGCCCTGGAACTATTACGCCTCCGGCGCGAAGGTATGAAATGTCGGGGCTGTAGCCATCAAAATAGACGTTAGGCCAAACAAAGACGTTTCCAGCTACCTCCCTGGCATAGCTATGCTGACAGAAACGTCGCACCGCGGCCCCGGGCGTGTGCTGAATAAAGATAACGTCGGCTTGTCTATAGACGTCCTCAAACGCGTCCCGGTGACCCTCCGTTGCCAGGTAGTTCGCGGGAAGGTCGTAAACGAAAATTTGATTCGTTGCGGAGTTTATTATCTTTATTAATTGTTCCGCTTGACAATTCCCAATAACGGCAACCTTACACACTGCAAAGCCCCACTAATGCGTATTCAGATTTTTGCGAATACAGGAATCAACTCAAGCCCAGGCGTCGATAAACTGATCGGAAATTGATCCGAATCAGTTACATAGCGGCGATTACTATTAATCTGAGATTGATTTTCAGCGCAACCGATAAATTATCTGCATGTCGGCAGGCGAAGTGAAGGCTCTCTGTGGTTGCGCTACCACGGCAGCGCCATGCCTTCAACGTCTACGAGTAGACCGTGAGGCCGATTCGCCTTCTGGTGGATGCCGTGCGGTCGCGATCTTGGGCTTGGTCCGGCCGATCCTGCGGGCCCTTCGCGTCTGGGCTACGCCAGCGGCAGCCCGGTCTGCTCGCTCCAGGCCTTCGCCCGGCGCCACGCGGCGGCAAGCGCCTCAATTGCTTCGTCTCGCGTCGCGGACTCACCGTTGAGCGGCCGGACGCCCGTCGCCTCGTGGCCCCGCTGGCAGCCGGTGCAACTCCAAATCCAGACGCGGTCCTGCGGGCCGCCGTGGATTCGACGGATCCGCCCGACGTGCTGGCCGGCTTCCTCGGCGACGAAATCGTGGTGCGTGTCGGGAAAGGTGCGGCGCCAGGTGAAGGTCAT